GAGTAGACTGTTGTACATTTTGATTTACCTGCTGTCTATTTTTCAATAAATGTAAGTCATCATATGTTAATTGAGTCGTCTTAGCATGATTTTCTAAATCTTGCATTTGTTCTTCAGAGTAGTTCATTTTCTCCATAAAAGCTTGTCGAGCCTGAAGCCTGACTTGCTCTCTTTTAAAATGCTCTGCTTTTTGCCGTTCTTGCTGTAAAGTATTATTAACAATATTTTGAGCTTTTCTCTCTACCATTTTGTTAAATAATTTACCACTATCTGATTCTGGATCTTTAGTCGCCTCATCCATATCAAATTCAAAATCTTCATCTAATTGAAGCTCTTTTTGCATGTTCTGAGGTACTTGACCACCATTTTTCAAATAACCTTGCAGTAATTCTACAGCACCTGAATCTTCTTTCAAAAAGTTTATAACGGATTCAAAAGGTTGAAGCTCATCTAGCTTGGCTTTGTTTTTCCTACCTTCTTTACTTGAGTCATCATATCGCTTCTTCCAATTTACATTGTTAGCAGCTTGTTCATTCCCTTGTTCGCCAGCTACTTCGGGGATCGCTTCTTGCGATGTTACCTGTTCTGGTTCAGGAGTTGGGAGCTCCATTTTTTTTGTGCCCAATTGATCATCTAAAGTGTCAAAAAAGGCATTAGAATCAGTTAGGTCGGGGCCTTCAAAAGGGTTGCCGTCCACAACTTGTTCTTCATTATTCATATATCCTCATATATTTAATGGCTGTAACTTAAAATACTTATTCTTTAGTTTGCAAATCTTTTTTAGAATTATTTATTTCCATTTGAAGTTCTTTCTTTTTAGTGTCTACTTCATTATTCATAACGTTCCGAAGAAGTTTTTGCTTACCTTCTGTCTCAATATATTGTTTATTTAACCCGGACTTTACTTCTTCTTTCTTTTTATTTATTTCAACTTCTGCTTGCATGACTTTACCTTTAATACCAGCTTGAACAAGCTGTCTTTCAAGGGTTTCAATCGTGCCGTCCTTATCTTTGACCGCTTCAGAAAGTTGTTGAACTTGCCCCGATAACTGTGCATATAGTGACTTCCTTTGTACAATTTGCTCTTTATTTCTAATATCAGTTTCAGCTAAAACTGCAACATCATCAATCACTCCTTGCTGCAATAATTCTTTTAATTCAGCCAAGTAAGCCCATCTGTTAACTGGGAGAGTAGATCCTGATATAATCCTTACGTCAAATTTAGCTGCAGCATAATCTTTCCATTTTCCAATTGCTTCTCCCATATCATTGTAAATAGGAATATTAATTTCAGCTGTTTTCTCTTCCTGAATAGCATTTGGCTGGACAATTCTAAATACTTTATTAGCTGTATATACAACTTGAGAATATTGCTTAACCACTTCTCCTAGCTGTCTCAGTGCTGGCTCTATGCAGTTTTTCATCCAGTATTTAATTCTTCTAGTACCATACTCATCCATTGCAAGCATTCCTCTAAAGGTTTCATGTTGCTGCCCAGTATCTCCTTGCATTGAAGAATAAATTCCTGCTAGATATTCCATATCTCCTTTACCCTGTTGTACTATTCCGAAAAATGCATTAGGTAATGGCATTGGCTGTACTGGTGAAGGAGGTTGATGTCCTGGTCTGTATTTCAACATAGCTCCTGGAGATGATGAGTATTTTTCCCACTCATCTTCCTCTATAGCTCCTTCTTCGTACATCCATCTCAAACTAGACCCTAAAGAAGCGTTATGTACTAATAATTGGTGAGCTTTATTTAATTCCTTTTGCTTTCCTATTAAAGGAGCAACTGCTGACATTGGGTAAGGTGTTCCAGTCCATTTGTAATGAAATGGAATTATAGGATAGTCAACTATTTTCTCATCTAATATTTTTTCATACAACAGAATATCTGAAACAACACAGGTCTGCTTTATTCTAGTTGTATGATAAGGGATAGCGCTTATGACATTTTTTTGAAAAACTTCATCTTTTATTAAAATATCAAATTCTTTTTTAGAAATAGTAATGTTTTCAGTTTTAGAAGCTTGCTCTTGCAATTTAGCCATCATCTCTTGCTCAGCAATTTGAATCTGAGTTTGAGCTTCGTCTTGAGCTTTTCTTATTTCGAGCTCTGCTCTTTCTGGAAGCATTCCCCCGGATTGCACTGCTTGTTGTAAAGAAACCTGTGTTTCTTTTAATTTAACCTCCATCTCAGCCTGAAGAACAGATATTTGTTTTGAAAGTTGTTGTTTTATTTGAGTTAACTGTTCAGGGGATGGAGGAACTCTATGAAATACTGATACAAAAGGAACTTTAATTTTTTCAAACAATTCGTAAAGTTCAACCATTGCTTCTGTCTTCATTCCATCTTCCATATCGACAGGATCATCTGTATCATATATAGTAAAATCTTTTTGATCTGAATCTTTTGGTTTTACAGAGTAATCAAACTCTGAATAATTCATACTAGTGGCTTTGTTTATTTTAGCTTCCATTCCTGGGAATAACTGCTTTACATGGGATTTAGGCAGCACTTTTCTAATCATAATATATGAAGCATCTTTAAAAAGTATATCTCTAGATTTAGGGTCTACGAATAGATCGAAAGGATGAGGTTGAATTATTTTAACCTCCCCTAAACCTCTATCTGCATCTGGATCCACTGTAACCTGTAAATAACCTACAGATTTATTAACAGCATCATTTATACAGTTCGATAGAAGAGTTTCTCCATGAGAATTGTGCCAAATATAATCAGCTATATCTGAAAACACTGCGGCTACATCTGAATCAGAACCATCTGCGCCTATTGCTTGCCATCTAGGGTTATTTGCAGTTGCATAGAAGTTTAACATTTCTATAATAGGTATAATTCTATTAATTGTAAATGTAGGCATACCTGCTTCTTGCAAAGCTGTTTTTTCTGCATTAGTAATTTGATTATCATTGGCAAAATCTTCACCCTTTTGATTTATAGCTTGCCACTGTACTCTCGTGCCATTATTTGCAGTATTGAATACTTCTCTAATTCTATCTGCTGCTTTTTTTCTCGCCATTATGCTATTACCCAATCCTTTGCTTTACGCTTCTTTTTAGTAAATCCCTCTTTATTCTCTTCAAGCCCTTTTGGTGGATATGCAAATTTGCACGCATACGCAAGTCCATCAATTGCATCATCATGAGCCATTCTAGGTCCAAATGTTATAATCTCTCTTTGAAGTGAATAGTGAGTTTTTTTAATATGGATTTGACCCACAGAGAACCTTTGAGCAAGTATCTCTTGAATCCTATCCCTTTTTGACATTCTTGTTCCCGGTTTCTCTTCTCTCCACCTAAGGCTAAAATCGTTCCGTCTAAGGCTCTCTGCTCTGATTGCTTGGAAGAGAGGTTTTGACATTGTCGTGTCTTCAACCGTAAATACCCGTGGGTGATAAATCTTGTTGGTTTCATACATGTAATCCACAATTCCCTTCTTGTCAGAGCCAGGTATCCCCAGTACAGGCAAAGAACGCTTACGTATATAGTCAAGCACATAAATGTTATTGTCCATATCCACTGCGACAGTAATAATAACGCTGAAATCACTATCTCTCCTTACCGAATCGGTTGCTGGATCAACGCCAGAAAAAGTAAGCACTGGCTTAGCAGTACCATTAACAACAACATAGCTAATTCCCGACTCGTTATCATGTCGAAAATCACCTTCCCAGTATTTGATATGCTCTCTTGTAAAGATTGCGTCATCTTCACTTTGTACCTCCATAAGGTATTCTTGATAGAATTTTTGAGGTTGACCACTATCTGCATAGAACTTTTTCTTCCTTTCAATTTCTTCTTTAGGGAACCAACTAGGCCAAAGAATATTGCCTTTTTTATCAATAGCTTTTCTAAAAAATACATCCCAGCTAAAATCTTCATTCTTACTTAAGGCTTGTTCATGACCAACTATAAGATTATTAACAAAAGAGTCAAAATGTACAGGAGTACCATTGACCCTAAGACGGCCATCAGCAGGCTCCAAAGCAGGAAACACAACAGCAGTGACCAGAGTACTATTCTTATCGCGGGCCTCAGCGGTAATGGTATTATTTTCGTCTTCAAAATCATCCAAGACCACAAGGTCGTACCTCTTGTGCAGCTTTGCTCCTCCTCGGATACCTGAGATATTTGATCTTGAGATGAGTTTCGACCCATCAGATGTCTCTATGTCCTGCTCTGTCCACTTCTTGCCCTTTATATCACCGAAGTAATACTTTATTTTTTCGTTATATTCTAGATGATGTTTAACATAGTCCATATTACCCGTTGCAAGTTTCTGTGTAGCTGATACCCAGCCATAAAAATAAGGACCTCCCTTCTCTGTAAAGCCCCACTCTTTAGCTTTTGCAGAAAATGCCAAGTCACGTACTATATCTGCTTTTGTAAATACAGTTTTACCGTGACCACGAGACATAATAATTGCTAACTGTCTTATGGATTTATCGTCTATTTTATCTGCTAATTCATAATGGAATACAGGCGTTTCGGATCGCATAAAGTCTTCTGGCAAAAACAGCTTACCAAAAGATATTACATCATTAAATGCTTGTTTAAGGAGTAATTCTTCCTTAGAAACGTTGTGAAAGTTTACATTTGCCATATATTTTAGCTAAAAACAGAAGCTTAACTTACAATTTTAAGCTATTTTATGGCAATAAAAGAATTTTATCTTTTTATATAGAGATCTTCCGGGCTAATCTTTGGAAGAGTTTTTTGATGATAAAGCATTGCTTCTTTATTTTGCTTTAAATAGTTTGGATTATTAGGAAAATGTGTTGCTCTATAATTTTCAACAGTTTTTTCCATATTTACAGCAGAATCATCATTTCTTTTCATATTATATAATTTTAAGAATAAATCGTGAGCAATCTTAGTATGCTTACCATACTGCCCATCAGCGCTTATAACGTTAATATGAGCACCACCATGTTTATTTTGCTCAGTAGCAAACTCTCCTAATAACTCTTGCAGTTTTAAAACACTTTCAGGGTCGTCAGTATTTAAAGTCCTTGACGCTGATGCTACATCACTCATCAATCTAATTTTGTCTCTAGTCATCATCCATCTACCTTCACTCATTCTTCTAACTCCATAATTTTTTGTACAGCGTCTATACTTTCAGGTTTAAAGCCTTGGAAACCCACCATGGCTACACCAGATTGTTTAGTGCCTTTGTCTTCAATTTCTAATATATCTACTAGTTTTAAGAAGGCTTTTAAGCGCTCGCCGTCTTGACGTGCTGTTAAAGCTATGTCTCGTATACCTCTTAATACAAAGTCTTCATTGATACCAAGTTCTTTAAGTACTGGTTTTATCTCTTCTTTCACAGATTTCTTAATCCTTTCTGTCTTAAGTAAAAGCATTGCTTTCTTCTCTGCATATTTAGGATTATCAGTCTTATATGCATTCATGTAAGCCTTCACTGGATCTACTCCTTGAGCTATATATAAAGAAAATAACTCTTCTCTGCCATTAGTCTTTTCTCTATCAAATAACTGTTTTGAAGAAGTCTTAGCACCTCCAAAGCTATAAATATTGTGTCGCTTCTCTGTATCCATCTTGTTGGAATCTACCACCATAAATGTTCCTGTACAGGTACCTACATATTCTCTTGCATGCCTCTTATGTTTCCTATGCGGTTTCATTTTGTTGCGACGTAAAATCTGTATATAACAGCCATCATCTGCTATGACCCAGTCTCCTATCTGACCTTCTCTCCAGTTAGCTTTGTAAATAAAGTTATCCGGTAGTTCGTCAGAGCTATCATATACTATGTGTTCTGTACCCTTGATACTGTATGTTCTCATTAATTATGCCTTCCGATTAAACGTAAAAAGCCCATTAGGGTGTCTTCGACGAATTTCACTCTTTTTTGCTGGAAAGCTTTAGATAATATTAAAAGCGATTCTCTATTTTTTATAGGCTTACGATCCTAGACTTTACTACGATTCAGAGAAGTTTGGTCAGGTAGATTACCCCTCTCTGACGCCCTGCGAGCCCTTGGTATTGGCTGGTCAACTATTAACTGACAAGGCTGTTGTGGAGATTTCCAACGCGGATAACTTACATAAATATATATTCCAAAAGCAAGGTTTCAAAAATTGCCGGATTTTAATACGTGGTCTTATTTCATTTGTATACCCCCTATAAGGGGGATTTCACTAACGTTTTTTCGTTATTTTTGATTTTGTTTTTTTAGGTTTTTTAGTCTAATTAAATAGGAGATAAATAGATGAGCAAGTTTTACGGTGAGTTGAATGACAATAAAGCTGTGAATGTAGATAATATTACGATTAGTCCTGCGCAAGCAAGACATAATATTAATGTAATGCTATTAAGATCACAGAAAGAATTGTCTGTTCAAGATCATATAAGATTTACTAATGCTATCAAAGTTGAGCAAGATCCTCAAGATATGAAAGCAATGGAAGCATCATACGCAGCTGATGAGCGTAGAAAAATTGTTAAAGATATGATTGCAAAAGGTAAATCTGAAAAAGAGATCAAAAGAGCTCTTAGAATTTATGATAATTGTGTTTAAAAAGTAAGTCATGACCCTGTAGTGATTAAAAGAGAGAGTAATCGAAGCTCTCTCTTCACTACTTGTATAGTAGTTTAGTTGATTCGATACTACTTGCACCATAACATGCTAGCTCGTACTTCTTCTCTCTAATGTATCTATTATGTATATATGCTCTACATTCTCTAATATATATCTAATAAACACTACAATAAACTAGTGTAACTCGTCACGGCGAGTATAAATAGCCACTTAGGCCGTGAGCGTTGATAATATCAGGTGTGGAGATGCAATTGAACTATTTACTAAGTTAAGAGCGGACATGTCGCCGGGCATGCTTAGCAAAGTAATTAGATGTAGATTGTATCAACATTAAATCAAGCTTTCATACCATACTAATATTACCTGTATGGACTCAATTTGAAAGAGGAGGATGTGCTGCCTTGAGAAAGCAGTGTAGTTAATCATAGCGTAGTGAACTATGTATCATGGTATTCATTAAAAGTATCGTAGCGATAACAAGCTCATACAGAATCGGAATACCACAACTGTTACGTTGTAAATATGATGTGGACGCGAGCCGAAAGTGCTCCACAGTGAACTCCCTGTTCTAGGGTTCATCGTTAGTGATGATTAAGGCGTGAGAATCGTGCGTCTAGAACAGTTTTATCAATAACTTGAGTTGTAACCCACAAGGCAGTTAATAGCTGACAGGGCAGTAGCAATAGCTGAGTCGCAATCAGTGAGCGTTTGGACTGTCAAAGGGGCTCTACAATTTAAGTTCTAAAAGGAGGTGTAATGTTAAAATTAATAACTTATGTTCCATTAGGTCTAATAAGTTTATTAGCAACTATTCCATTCTTATCTATAGCTTTCGATTACTTCTTTAAAGAAAGTTATTATTTAAGCTTCATGTTTTGCTTAATAGCATCATGGATAATAATAAACTTTATTCACTTAATAATAGAGGAGTTTGAAATATGGAAATAATGTTGCATGTATTATTATTATTTGGCTCAATTGCATTAGCAATAGGGATATTGTGGTTATTTTTATTCTTAGTTATTAAATTATTTATGTTTTTAGAGCGATTATAATGGGTGAAGAAAAGAGGGGAGTAGTACGAAACTAACGACTCTCCTCTCTTATTTATAGCGGATGGGTGAAACGGAAAATCATACAAGCCTCATAAGCTTGTGATAGCAGGTTCGACTCCTGTGTCCGCTACTATTTTTAAAATAAAATGGAGGTATAATGTCAGAACAACTGACCAATAAGAAGTTAGCTCAAGATAAAGGCTGTACTTCACGACAAATCAGCAAAAGTCGTAAAAGAGGCTGGATATGGGTTGAAGACATCGGTAAAGGTATTGGTGCAGTTAAGAAAGTTAATTATACAGCTCCTACAGCTGTGAGGAAGCCATAATGACTGTAATAACTGATAAAACAACTATAAAAGAATCAAATGTTCATAAAGTTGATCCAATGAATGAAATCGTGTTAGTCAGAGGTCTTCCAGGGAGTGGTAAGACTACTGTAGCTAATATGATGTATAAACCAAAATATATAAAGTATGCTGTTCCTGGAGTTCATTCTGCAGCAACAGATGATTGGTTTACTGATGATGAAGGCAATTATGATTTTAAACCTGCTGACCTAGTTGTTAATCATGCAGCTTGTCTAAATTGGTTTGAAAATAGAGTAAATAAAGCTATAGCAGCAAATACTATCATTGTTCATAATACTTTCACCATGTTTTGGGAGTTACATCCTTACATTTCATATGTGCAAGGGTTAGACACTTACAAAGATAGATTTAGAATTACCGTCATTGACATTTATGATGGTGGACTATCAGATGATGAGTTAGCAGAGCGTAATACTCATGGTGTAGGTGTAGAAGCTATTGGAAGAATGCGTGATCGTTGGGTCACATGGTCTTGGAAAGACTATGAGCATTATGTTGGTGGAATTGAATCCCAGGGAAAGCGCTGGGCATAAATCTTAATAACGATTGAAAGATACCTCGTTGAGATGTGGTCATGGACCTGATTCGACAGTACAGGGAATAAATGATTCAATCCTTATTATTCAAAGTTATTGAGCTCTTCGAGGGAAGTCGACGTCCTGACAAGAGCTTCATAACTCTTTTAAAAATTAAATAGGAGGTATAAACGTTGGAAAATAACAACGAATCACCAAATTGGTGGCAAGATGAATACGAGCTTCAGCATCAAAAGCATGAGATTTCTTATGGAAAGTATCAACGAACTTATGAAATTTTAGGCTGGTATAAAATTTAACCCGAGTTGAGTGATAGGGTTAAAATTGCTATTAAGTTAGCATTTCTTAGGTTGGCTAGAACCAGTAGCGGTATCCTTGGACTGGGAGACAACGAGCCAGGTTTAGAGAGTCAACCTATAGATTTAAAATAATTAGTAGAAGTAAGCATTATCCGGCCAGGTAATGATTATTTTGTAGCATAATCCTGAGAACGATCTGTGGTGAGCAGCGCAGACTCAGGGCACACTTTATAGGTCTACAGGCCTATCTAATATTGCTAAATGGTAGTATTAGCCTCGTAAGGGGATTGCGTAATACATGTACGGTAGCAGCAACTTAATATAGAAAAGTTGATCGTGGGAACTCAAAGCTGGGAGGACAAGGGAGTCCTAAGGTAGCTTAAACTCAATAAACAAAGTGACTTAATAGCGAGCAATTGCTAGTGGTCCTTTGCAGTAATGTATCTGAAGAGATATGAGCTGAGGTCAGTAATGATGAGAGGAGTTCGACGTGTGAAAGCACAACACCAAATATCCCGCTACTTGTTAGGTAACGATTTGAGAGAGTCAAAAGCTCCTCTATGCCCTATTTGTAAAGAATAGGTGAACTATCGGGTTTAAATCTAACTATGTGCTATTTATTTTATTATTAACCGCCAGAGAGCAATGCAATCGTGTGCGGAAACTTGCTGGCATGCCAAGACAGAAGACTAGGAGCTCAGTCAGTATGTAAGTATGCCAATAATTAACGCCATTCCAATGGTGTTCAGACCAGGGGAAAGTGAGGTGTTCTAAATGTTACGCTTACCTAGGATGATAATAATTTCTGAGGTATAATCTACCAAAACAGAAGCCTTTCACCCCCTGCTCTGTGGTTAAAACAGGAGAACTATGAGAACTGATTTTTATAATATAAGATCAAAATTACCATCTGAGTTTCATGTTAGATGTGAGACTGTAAAGTGTCCTAATTATTACAATACTAAGTATAAAAATGCTAATGGCTATTGTAAACCTTGTAATGATAAAAGAAAAGAGAAAGGAAAGGCATAATGGCTCAAGTTGGACCAGGTTTATGTATTAAATGCAAGGTAAAACCTAGACCAAAAAGATCTGATAGGAAGAATGCTTGGAGATCTATATGCTGGGGTTGTGCAGAGAAAACAAGGCCTAATAGAAAAAAAGTAACAACAAAACAAAGATTTCCTAAAATTCATAAAAGACCATTTAGTCTTATTTGTGATATTTGCAATATTAAACCAAAAATTAAAAGAACTGATAGAGAAAATTCCTACAGAATTTATTGCAGTAGTTGTGCTGCAAAAGTGTATTACACAAACTTAGATAAAAATTCTGATGTTTATATATCTAGACTTATAAAATCAAATGGATATACAGGTGAAATAACTAAAGAATTAATAGAAACAAAGAGACTTTCTTTAATGCTTTTTAGAGCTTTAAAAAAAGTTTAATGTTAAACAACAACAACCAATAAAGGAGGCCAAATGGCTGGAAGTAAAGTAATAACAACACCAAAGAACAATCGTTCTTTAATTCCTAAAACAACAGCAATTGCTTTAGATCAAATAGAGCAATTATCTCAAGGAAAAGGGGACGTAAGGACAGCTAATGCTGTAATGAGTGGTGTGAGAACTATCCATAACGCTATCAAATTACAAATGACATTCTGTGAAAAAGCAGGTATTGCTATGACAGGTGTTGAATTTCAAGGTCCAGGTGGATCCGATAGGAAACCTCAAGTTTTAGGAGCTGCTAAAGCAACTAAAGTAAAGAAAAAGGTTTCTAAGAAAAAGAAATAAGGGGACTACGACTACCACACTTATGCATGGAGTCTATACCTCCTCCATGAACCAACAGTAGTTCCCTCCTAATTACTTAGGAAGCGGAAAACGGATAGAATATAAGGCAGGCCCGGCAATTTAACACTGGGTTTTCATTTTCCTCCAGACTTTAGGGTCTGCCTTATTTAACGATAATTAAACAGGAGACTAAATGGATAATAGTATACCATTCTTTCAATCTCAGGATAATCGTGGAGTTACTCAAAAAGCAGAAGCTTTATTACCAGATAATTTAGCTAGTTTTAGAGAAGTGACACTTTCTGATATTGAAAAGCAAGAGTTTAAATGTAAAGCTATTGCAACAATATTAAATTACTTTCTAGGTTGGTATTTAAATGAAACTGATCTTCAAAGTAAACTGGGTCAATGTGAGACTCAAAGGGAAATTGAGGAAATATCTTCTATAAGACCTATAAAATATACTGATACATTCAGAATGGCTCCTGGTGAAGCAAAGAGAGTGGCTGAAAGATTACAGTATATTCCATTAGTGTGGAGAGAAGATAGACTTGCTTATTATTATAATTACAGAGGTAGTAGAAATGTTTTACCTACTTCTAAATTGATCAAAAAGATCGACAGAAACCCTGCTGTCATAATTAATAAGTATAAAGTCAGGGGTAGTAGGAGCAATTATTACAATTCTACAAGAATGTTAGAAATTGCTAGTAATTTTTGGGATCCTGATTTTAATAATCAATGGGAACGATTGTTAGATCATCATCATAGAAATAACTATCCTGCAAGAGGTGTAGATAGAGATTATGAAGATTTAAGGTTAGAATATTTAATTAGATTTATTAGTCCAGGTACTGTAGACTGGAATAATTATGATGGAGAGACTATCCAAAGTTCATACTATCAAAAAACTTCATTTGCTGCAGATTTATTCAACTATCTTAAAGATTCTTTAACTATAAGAAGAAACACTCCTGAAATAGACTATTCTGACGAAGAAGACTATACAGAATTGAGAGAATTTCTTATAGAAAGATCTGAAGCTATGAATAAAGCCAATACTTTACTTAATGGAAAAGTTGAAATTACTGATGCTAGATTAATTAAAACAGCTCGTATGCTTAATATAGTATATAGAACTAAGTTAATTGAACCAAGTGTTATAATTAGACATCCTAGTGGTAATACTGATTACCCCGATTATGAACGTAAAGTAAAAGATGCTCATGGTGTAATTCATGATTTTATAGTTGGAACTAGAGTGGGCATAGCTAAAACTTCAAATGGTTGGAGAGTTAGTAATATAAACATAGCTGGATACTCAACATCTACTCATCACAGGCCTGTATTATATAATACTCACAATGTATTATCTAGGACTTCTAACAGCTTAAGACAAGTATTTGATGGAACTTCAGATTGTGTAGACTCTTTTGCAAATAATAATTGCTTTAGTGATCATGAGCCTACAATTAGAAGAAATACCAAAAAGCATGACTATCTTAGTCAAGGTTTGAATTTGCTAAGTTGGTATCAGATATATGTACCAGGAAGAACTAATCCTTATGCTCAAACTAGAGATATATTCTTTGGTATTGGCAGAGATATTCCAGAATGGTATAAATCTCTTCATGACAGTGATACTAATTCTTGTAGATCTTTAATTAGAAGAAATTATGCTCATACTGTGGAGGGAAATCCAGCCCCTATATCTGAAATTGATGGTGAGATTTTAAAGAATATCAGCATTAATCATTGCAACAATTGCTTTCATAGAAGCAGTGGAGCTGGTTGTGATGTGTTTGGCAGCATAGTTAGTAATAACTGGGGTGGAATCAATGAATATCAAAGAGTTATTAGATCTTTAGATTCTGCAGAAGTTTGTGAACCAACTCCGGCAGCTATAGAAACTGTAGTTGAAGAAGTTTTAGGTTGTGAACACGGCAACTCTGGTCCTTCTAATTGTTTAGATTGCGATGAAGCTATAACAAATGGACTTACAGCTGCAGCGGAACCTGTATGTGAATCTATCACATTGGAAGAATCTATAGCTCAAAGAGTTGAGGAAGAAGAGGAAGCAGAACAGAGACGAATGATGGAACTAATGCAAGCCTGGAGTCAGGCAGAAAGGTAACTTATGGAAAATAATTTCATAATATCTCAAAATGATTGGGATACAATTATCGCTTATGCTCAAATGAGCTATGATAAGTGGAAAACTGAGATCGGCGGTATGTGTGTTGCCATTCTCGACAAAGAAACCAAAACAATGGTTATAAAAGACCCTGTAATAGGCAAGCAGGAAGTGTCTGGTACGCTTTGCACCTTGGATAAAGGATGGCTTGCTGATTATTACATGGAAATGGCCATGAAGCATGGTACTGATGTTAGGTTTGTTTGGTGGCATAGTCATCATATGATGGGTGTGCAATGGTCAGGTACTGACACCTCTACAATGAAAGAAGGTTCTAGCGGAGATTACTCTATGAGCTTAGTAGTCAATCTAAAGGGTGAACATACTTTCAGAGTTAGTTGGTGGAAACCAATGGCAGGTCATATTGATACTAAAGTTAAAATAGCCGGTCCTGAATTTAGTGTAACTAAAGAGATGGAAGACAACTTTAACAATTTAGTGACAAAGGAAACTCGTGCTATAGTTAAGACAACTACTTATGGTAACCGGTATAATGGTTATCATGATTGGAGAACTAAGTACAAACAACCTGGAAATTATGGACCTGGTTATGTAGATGCTGAACTCATGGATAAAACAGAATCTCTTCAAGAGAAATACTGTAACACCATGGAGTCCTTAATGGAAGAAGTATTTACTGATCAATTAAAATGGCCTCAGTTTATGAAGAGATGGGATAAAATTATAGAAGATGCTGGCGCACATGATATAATTATAGAACCATTTGAAAAGGATGATTATTCAGATATTTTATTAAAGGGATTAATTCCAGATGCAACAGACTACTTTGAAAGCCCAGAACCCGGACTCTCTCTTCACAGAGACAGAGGAATCGGTGGATATGGGAATCCGTTACAGAAAAATCTGTGGGACGTTTGATAAACATTTCTTTAGCATATTTGGTTGCGGCGCTATAGGTAGTGCTGCAGCCTTATGCTTGGTTAAACATAATGCTAAGAATATAGCTATTTATGATAATGATACAGTTAGTCCTGAAAATATAGGTATTAGTATGTATGAAGATCGAAATATAGGTGAAACTAAAGTCGATGCTTTGAAATTAATACTTGAATCAGGTGGAACTAATAGAGATTTGCAGGTAGAAACTCATAAAGAGTGGCTAGACTATAACTCTTCGTTTAAAAGTCATAAAGGTAGCTTAAATATTGGCATTTTATGTTTTGATAACATGTTTTCTCGAAAAGAGATAGCAGGTTTGTGTTTTAGAGATAATTTTGATTATATAATAGATGCACGTATGGGTCGTGAACAGATTCAGTTGTATACTGTTAAAGATATTCAAACTTATGAGAGTTATTGGTATCCAGACTCTCAGGCAAGCGAAGATACTTGCGAAGAAAAAGGGACGCCAGATGTATCAATGATTTCAGGGTCATTAATAACATCTCAAATTAGAAAGATTATTAACAAGTCTTTCTACCCTGAAGAAATTTGTTTCCACATTCCTAGTATGGCACTAGAATGTACAACCATGGTAAAATAACAAGGAGGGCTATATGCCTAGTATTCACTTAATGCATAACAGTGATTCATTTAACGCTACAGATGTTGATGCAACAAATGTAGGTGATCTTAAATCAGAGTTGGGAGTTCCAGCTACATCTCGTGTTAATGTTAACACTTCTGTAGCTCAGGATACAACTTCTTTGAATGATGGTGACATTGTTGCTGTTGTTGCGAAAGATAAAAAAGGTGGAAAGTAAGTATTAACTTACTGTCTCGGGAGGTTTTGGTTTACCTAGCCACATTTCTCCTCCCGAGGCCTTTTTTAGGAGTATTTATGCATCATGATAAAAAAATATATGATAGATTCAAAAAAGAATCCGGTGGCAAATGGTGGCTTGAGAGATATTTTAAAATGTCGTTCGCTCAATTAAGACTTGCTAAGTCTGCAGCTAATAAAAAGTTGAAAAAAGTTGATGTTAAAGAAAAAAACATGAAAGGCGTATGGGATTTTATAAACAAGCTGAAATAGAAAATCAAGAACTAAATCTTGACACATGGGAAGATATTGAATTTAGAAGAAATATGGAGGAAGAGCAATTGCTTCAAGTCGAACGTGACGAAAAGATGTTAACGTACCCTATAATTGGAAAAGCTTATGATGTTACTACAAATCAAGGTAATATTCATAAGAATATTGTATTTCTTGGCTATTCAAATGGAGTAGCTAAACCGAAATATTTATTTAAGAAAGAAAATGGCAATACTGTTTCTGTAAACCCTTCTTATGAGGTGGAAATGGAACAAATTAATTGATAAATTCTTAGGATATTTGTAAATTATGAGCCTTTTTCGGGTATAAATCACACTATTATGGAGGACGTAAATGTCTGGTTTAATTGAGGTGCGAGAAGCGCCAAGATCAGAAAATCCTGGATTGCTGTTGCTTTATGGAGCAAAAAAAGCCGGGAAAACAACAAAGCTAGGTGAATTAGATAACTGTTTAATAATTGACACTGAAAATGGTGCCAATTTCATATCTGGACACATAGCTTCAATAAATTCTTTAGCTGAAACTAGAGAGCTTTGCAATCATTTGTTTGAACAAAAACAAAAAGGCAAAACATATGACTATATTGCAATAGATACTTTGAATAAAGTTGTTGAATGGATCGAAGAATCTATAGTAATAGAGCATAATAATTCAAATAGCGCTAAAATAGAGTATTTTGGTGACCTTGCGTTTGGTAAAGGGCATGGAATGGTTAGAAATAAAGTTGACAAGCTTATCGAAACATTCAGAGCACTATCAAATGTAGTGATATTAGTAGGTCATAATAAACTTGCAAGCGCTTTATCGGAAAACTCAACCTTAGTAGATCCTGCATCATTGGACTTAACTGGAAAGCTTAAGAATATGATAATGGCGAAGTGCGATAGTATTGGTTTTGTTTTTCGTAATGACGATAATGAGCTTCAAATCTCATTTCAGGCTAACAATGCTTTAGAGGCGGGCTCACGTAGTCCGCATTTAAAAGGTCAAGTGATACCATTTGACTGGTCTAATATATTTATTTAAGTTAACTAGGAGCAATTATGTTAGATATACCAACATTCTCTTCAACTAAAAGTGCTGGAGCAGGTCCATTATATGTGAACTCTGCAACAGTTACTGATATTAAAGCAGAGAAAGGTAAATTCTCAGAAATAAGTCTAATCGTTAAGGCAGTAATGCATAATGAGCAGCGCTGGGAAAGAACTTTCTACTTTAATGGTGGATGGGAAAGAGATGCTTCAGGTAAAATTATAGGATGGGGACAAGTGTCAAGAGAAATCTTACCTTTCTTCAAAGCTGTAGGAGTACCTGAAGAAGTGTTACAAAAGTTAGACGAAACTGGAATTTCTGGAGCATTTGCTGACGCACTGCAAAAAGATTTCTCGTTTATAAGTTATTTAAATGAGGATAATAAATCCAGAACTTCAAAAATCGTTGGTCCAATGGATGATGATGAAAATCTTATGGAGAAATTCAAAGAAAATCATATGTATTGGACTCAGAAAGCTAGAAAGAAAATGTGGTGGCCGAAAGACTTTAAAGGGTTTAACGCCGAGGACAAAACTCAGTTTGAAATGAACAATAGCGTTCAACAAGCAGAGACTACCGCTTCAATGCCTTTCTAGAGAACCTGTGTTAGTTCGAGGGGTCGTATCTTATATGGCCCCTTTTCGTTTACATTAAGGAGGTAAATTGGAAAAAATATTCAAAGAATTTGTTACAGGGCCTGTAAGGCATACTGCTGACATAAAAGAATTAACAGAAATTGCTAATTATGCTAATACAGCTAATGGCGAATCAATGTACATGAGTGTTTATGATTTCACTGAAGATTATGTTGAGTATGTTAAAGAGAAAAAATCAGTATCCGGCTATAATGGTTCCGTTTCCATTTCTAAATTATTCTTTGATATAGACATGGGAAAAGGTACAGAAAATATGTGCCTAACAAAAGCAAGGAATCTAGTAGATGAACTTGTTAATGGATGGGACTTAGATCCTCAATATATCCAACCTTGGTTTAGTGGTAAAGGATTTCATATTATAACTCCAGACTTCTTTGGATTCGGAGTTGGAAGTGATGTTCCTGATAAAGTAAAGAACACTCTAACACATTATTTTAAAGATATTGACCCAGTAGTCTATGATACTATTCGACTCCTTAGAATGGGGAATAGCAAGCATGAGAAAACTGGATTATATAAAGTACCTTTAACAATTAATGAGTTAATGTCTTTTTCTTATAGTGATATTCAAGATATTGCAAAACAGAAAAGAGATAATCCTAGGTTTTTAGTTGATTGGAGTGGATTTGTTGCAGAAAATGAAGACAAAATCATTGAAAAGCAAACATTTGAAACTCCTAAACACACTGCAAGTTTTGAAAGAACTGCTACAGACTCAACGTGTTATATGACTTGTTGTCAAAAGATGTATAACCAGGGGCCTGTTAAAGGTGAAAGGCACACGACTCTTCTCAGATTAGGATCTTGGTTAAAGCGAACCGGTATGACTGAAAGCGTAGCCGTCAAAATATTACTAGAATGGGGCTCTGCAGAAATAGCTGATCCTAGTACTAGTTTTAATGAGACTGAAATTACCAAAATTATCCGCAATGTTTACGACAAAGGTTATACTTATTGGTGTAGCGATGAATTGATGTCTAAATACTGCGAAGAGAAGTGTGTTTATTTTCAAAACAGAGAAAATCATGTAGCCTTTAAGAACAATGAACAAGTTTCTAACGAGTTTATTGATTGGTTTACAGGTTTTAATTATGATGATTCTGTAGATATAGGGACGTTTTGTGGCTCTCATGTACCATGGTGGGCTAATCCTAAAGAACTTATTGTTGTCTCAGGTGATTCTGGAGCAGGTAAGTCAGCTTTTATGCAAAACTTAATGCTTAAAAGTGGATTAAGAACCGCTTATTATCAGATGGAGATGGGTGAAGAATTGGATCGCTTAAGATTTAATAAAATGTATTTCCAGATGGACGATGAACAGTTGAAGGATCACTTTAAAGGGATGAGCAGGCAAGAACTGATGGATAGCCAGAAAGTTTTCGACGAGATATACTTCAAAAGCGCAGCTCCAAGTATTGATTTTATCAAGAAAGAAGTTGCTATGTTTGAGCCTAAGATTATCGTCATTGATACTATGGATATGATTAATAGTAGAGCTCGTAGTAGACTTGACCAACAAAGAGATATTGTTATTAAGTTGAAACGTTTAGCTATCGAGACTGATAGTATTGTATTTGCAATAGCTCATAAGACTAAATCATCTTCTGATGTTCATTCAGAATTTTATAATAATTCAAATAATGCAATTGCTGGTGATGGAGCAATCTTTCAAAAAGCTGATAAAATATTATTCGTAACTACACCTAGAGGACAAGGGTCTCGAGAGAGATCTATTGTGTCATCTAAAAATAGAAACGAAGGTCTTCTTAATGAGAAGATGTTATTTATTGGTGAAAAGATGCTTTATAAACCAGCTCAATAGATACTGCCAAATAGAGCGTTATAGAAACTAACTTGGACTCGCACGTAGGGCACGTAGGCTCTGTTTTATTGGGTGTTGATTTTCACTACAAACAGTAAGTCTCCTACAGTCCGTGGTTGAGAAACCATCATAACTAGTTCTATAAATTATACATTGATTGGACTAGGGGATTACGAGCTTCTAAAATGTATCAGTATCTAAGATTTATGATACCTCCTTGGTAGCGTAATAAATAAGAGAGAGATGCGCAAGGTATAAGAAAAATGCTAGCAACTCTCTCTCTTATAATCATTAGAAAGGAATATATGGCACACACAATCAAAGAAGATATGCATAGAGCAAAACGAGAATACCTTGTTTCTTTAAAGCAAAGGATGTTAAAATTAATTGATGATGAAATCGAGAAATGCGACATTCTTATAGATAAAGAACAAAGGAAAATACACTATGATAACGATAGGAATTGACCCTGGTAAAGGAGGGGGAATAGCTTTTATACGTGACGGGGGACTTGCTCACGCATTTAAATGCCCTTCTACTCCAGAGGAAGCTGTTAGAATTATAAAGCAAGAAACTAAGGGTTTTAGAAAAAAACGCGCTATTATAGAGAAAGTACACAGTATGCCAAGAGACGGCGTTGTTAGTGCTTTTAGTTTTGGGCGTAATTATGGAGAGTGGTTAGGTATATTAGCAGCGCTAAGGATACCTGTTTCTCATGTAAGGCCTCAAGAATGGCAAAAATTCTACGGAAAACTTCCTAAAGAAAAAAAATCTCGCAAGCATAAATTAAAAAATTTGGCTTTTGAACTGTATCCAGGGGCCAAGAACACACTGGCAACAGCCGACGCTATTTTAATTGGGCATTATTTCTTAAATTTAAGCATAGTAAAAGTCGGAGTTTTTAAATGATTGCCCAATCAGATAAAATTAAACATACAATAGAACAGTGGTGTGACAAAGGGTGTATTGACCCTCATACAGAGTTAATATGCAGAACTGGACATGCTATTGTTAAAGAACAAGAGAGAACAAATTTATTACTTTTGGAGTTACTAAATAGAACAGTCAAAAACGACAAATGAATGCTGGACCTGTGTTTATCAGGCTTTAAAAGGTAATACTTTTCTTGGAAACTGCCTATTCTTTAGAGTTTTAGGTCAAGATCCAAAGCCTATTCCAGAAGATATAGTAGATAAAGGCTGCGCTAACTGGAAGAAAAAAAGTAAAGAAAATCATCCTCTACTTATAGAGGTTATAAAAACATTTAAAGGGAAAGTTCTTTTATGATAGATTTTGAAAAAATCTTAGGTGATTGGATGGAATTATGCAATGAATCGAATCGCTTAGAAAGATATGAGGGTATGGAGAAATGGTTTGGAGGCTCTTCTAGCGGAAGCTGCAGGAGAAAACTCTACTATAAAGCCAACTCTTATGATAAAACAAATGAAACAAGTCAATCTTCTTTAAGAAAAATGCGCTTAGGGACTATATTTCATGAAGATATGGAACAAGCACTTGATTTATTTAATAACAATAGTCAGTCAGAAGGATGGCAAGATGGCAAATTCCACATAGAAAAAGAGCTTAGAGTTGAAAAGCTTAATCTTAGAGGTTTTGCTGATGCTATATTTGAAGCTCCAACAGGAGAAATCTTTCTGTATGACTTTAAAACTGCAGGTAGTTTTCCTTGGAAGCTTAAGTTTGGAAAGACAGGAAACCCTAATGACGAAAGATATGCTCTACAGCTAGGCTCTTATGGTGAAGCTGTTAAACAGAACTTTGGAAGGCTAGATGGAATGTATCTTGTTTATTATAACAAAGATAACTCTGACATGCGGACCGTAGAAGTACCACTTCATTATACTGATAAAGCGGTAGAATGGTGGACTGAGACAGGTTTAGTGCACGCAGGTGGACTACCTCCTCTTAAACCAGGAGAAAATCCTTCTGCAGCATGGGAATGTAATTACTGTGAATGGAAAGACTTATGTCTTAATTAAGCTAACTAATACAAAGGAGGACAATGTATTACAACACAACTAATCAGAGTGGAAGAGCTCTGCAAGAAAGCCGCACGAAGGCTGAAAGTCAAGAAGATAAAATCTTAAAAATATTCAACTTAGTCCCCGAGAGACCTATGGGGCCAAACATGGTTATGAAAATGTACAATAATCATTTCACAGCAACACCTATTACTTCAATCAGAAGAGCTATAACTAATCTAACTATTAAAGGTAAGTTGGCTAAGCATGATGAGATGGAAATGGGGGGTTATGGAAAAATGGAGCATACCTGGAAATTACCAGAAGATGCATAAGCCTACATTTGATTACTTGATGAAAGAAGAGATATTGCCTGCAGTAACCAATACTCGTGAAGAGGGGCAGAAAGAATATGCTCATGATGTAAAAAACATATTTGCTAATTTTGAGCGTGTTTCAGGCACTTTATCTATTAAACGGGAGAAAGTATTAATGACTTATTTTCTCAAGCATATAGACGGCATTATGGCCCATATTGATGGACATGAGAGTCAAAGAGAATCAGTTTATGGAAGACTAACTGATGCGATAGTATATTTAACTTTATTATGGGGAATGTTTCGAGATGAAGAAGTCAAGAATAAAAAACTGGAAAGTTAGTGTAGTCACTAGAGCTTTTAAAGAAATAGAGGCTGAATCTTTAGTAGAAGCTGGTGATAAAGTAGCTAAATGGGCTGATGAAAATCCATATGAATTATGGAATTGGTTTAGCCAAAAAGGCCACACTATTTCAGGTGAAAGTATTGAAGAAATTAGCAATGAAAAAACCGAATCTTAAAGAATACCGTAGACTAGCCAGAGAGTACGCAGAGAAAAGGGGTCGCTCGATCCCTTTTAGCGTGCTCGGAACTAAATTTACATTAAGTGATTTAGTTAGAGCTTTTAGAAGAAACCCTCATTGGATAGAGTTTAAAGATAAAGAATGGAGGATTCTTGATAAATATTTCCCAGAATTTAAAAAACAAAATGATAAAAAGTTGTAATCAATGTGGATCATCATTACACATACAGCAATGTACTTGCCCTGCATGTGGATATGAAGATGACTGAGGTGTGACTATTTATCAGGATGATAAAGATGCCAAGAAGCCAAGAAGAGATATTAAAAGAAATGGATGATACTAGTATGACCTTAGATAAATTGAGGTCATCAGGTGCTCCTCCAGAATCTTTAGAATTTTACGAAGGTTGGCTGCAGGCATTAGCTTGGGTTTTAACAAATAATAATATAGATGAAGAAGGAGAGACTTAGTGAAGTTTAACACTCAAAATAGACGAGAGCAGAAAGACTATATATTAAAAGATATGGATAATTATAAACGAAAACTTAAGTATGCAAATACAAAAAACGAAGTGTATGTATTAATAAAAGATCTGTACTCTTCCCTCAGGAGACTTTTAACGTTAGTTTAAAAGAGCTTCTAACGCTTGATTAATTTGACTTTTCCTGCGATCTTGATCTTTAGGTTGCAGGTCAAAAGTCTTCACTACTTTATCTCTAAATTGCTTCCCAGCCTCTGCAATGTATTTATTCCTAGTGTGTAATCCTAGCTCAGACATAATAGCTTTCTCTCTATTTCCTCTAAAAAATGATGGCAGTGTATAGTTTAAACGAGTGGCCATCGAACCATTTAAAAGCCTGGTCATCTTATATCTTTTAGAAAGATCATCTAAATCCTTAACATCTTCATCCATAAACTTTTTAATAGGAAATAGAGAACCCTCTTCTAGTTCGTAAAAATTAAAAAGCCTCCCAATATCAACACCTGCATTAAAAGATGGGCCTAGATTGCTTAACAAGCCAGATCTATATAAAGAATCTCGAATTGTACGCTGACCTTCTTCTGTGTTAGGGTCTGCAGTTAAAGCTCTATAATGATCTGTTATCATTTTTAAAGATTCAATTGCTATAAAATTACTAAATCCATATCCGGTAGCTGCAGAAGCAAGGCCGGCCATTGTATAGCCAAAACCTATTCTGTATAATTTTTTAGCATCTTCACCAGTCCATCGACCAGCTCTCATATCTCTTAAGCCGTGCTTAGCTAAATTGTATTGCATATCAGTCATAAATGCAAGATAATGCTTATACTGACCTATGACGGATCCTACATTCGTGGTTAAGGCATGTGGTTTACTTATATTAGAGTAATCACCATGTATATTAATAGTCATATTATAAGCTTCTCTACCAGCTTTATTATTTATTCGAGCATTAAGATCAGCTTCAGATGCTTTTGGTGAATTAAACTCTCTACGCTTCCATTCTAAAGGGCGATCCATTAAATTTTTATGTATCCTGCCAAATACAGCTTTAAAGGTACCTGTTCTATTATAATTCTCTACAATAGTATGAAACGCACCTGATTTAGCAGATATTTTCTCAATAGTTTGAAGTGTTTTTTCAAATAAACCTTCATTAACTATGTCTATTTCAACGCGCTCATTACCGGCGTCATCTTTTACTACCTTTCTTCTTAACCCAGGGACAACAGCCTCTTCTAGGTCTCCTCTAAATGAGTTGGTATTAGATACTTCCGATTTCATGATCTGATAAATTTTTGCCAAGCTTGTATTATCACTAGCCCATTTTAACCCATGAGCTCTTAACTGGTCTTGATATATAGCTTCCATATTGTTGGAAGACAAATACTCTTTAGCCTCAGATCTAGCTCCTGCCCCTAAGTGAACGTATTCCCAGAACCGTTGAGCAGCGTTTTGAATTGGAGACTTAACTGATAAACCTATATTTCTAAAGAAAGCTGTTGCTGTTAAGAATCTCTTAGCATTATTCCCGAAAGAGCCTTGCTCACCTGTTCCAATAAAAGCTTTTTCTTGTATCCTTTGAATAGATCTAAAAGCCTCGTCAACGTAAGTATCAACCCATTCTTTATCAGAAGTAGCTAGCATTTTACCATTCTTTTGAACTCTGGTTAAATAATCAACTGTTTCATATATAGCATCATTCATGTTAGTTTTGTAGTTGTAAAAAGAAACATCATTCATATATTTTTCAATGATATAAAACGGATCTTTACTATGATACTTATCAGTCAAAGTACCTCTTCTCTTCATGCTGTCTATTTTGTTTTGAAAATTCATCAAAGTAGATTCAACTGCCTCCTGGGCAGTCATAGTGCTGTTATTATTTTCTAAATTTCTTCTAACCTCTCTAGCTAATGGTATAAAGTCTAAAACATAATGAGGCATATACTCAGAAGATATTTGATGCTTTTGTTTTTTATCAAGGCCATATTTATTAATATCATTCATATCTAAGTCATAAACTTTTGCAATACCTTGTACATTAGACTTAATTTCCATCTCCATTATTTGAGATTTTAACTCTTCAATCAATCTAGATGATTGCTTTTGATTGCCTATTCTACTTTCAATCTTCTTAATGTATGCAATCTCTGTTTCCATGCCTCTAGTAAGCGTTCTAAGGAGGTTTTTTCTCATAGAGACCCAACCATCCCTTATGTTTTTAAAATGCTTTTTATGGGTCATACTCCAATCGGTAGCAATTCCTGTTTTAGGATGTGAGTATTGAAGAGATTCAATAGGAGCTCCCTCCATTACATTTGCAATAGTATTATAGAATTGACCAGCCATAGCTCTTCCGCCTGGAGAATCCATTGACTTTAAATAAAAGTCTAAATCTGCCTTAGCTTTTAATTTAGCTTCTTTAGAAGGAGCTTTAAGGTAAGATGCTTCTAACTTAGATAATTCTGACAATTCAATCTTTAAATCTTTAGCAATAGCAGAGACACCTTTCAGTATCTGCTCCTTACCTCGACTATTTTCCACTCTATTTTCGTTTTTATAAGACATAATAGACGCGATTCGTCCATAAAGCTCTTTACCTTGTGGCAGTTTTCTTAAGACAGCCTGCAAAACTTTAAAATCATTAAACCCTGGATTGAAACCCTTAGACATTTCACTAGATCTAGCTCTTAGATCCATCATAGCAACTTTCCAATCTTGCTTGTTCATAGGCTCAATAGTAATATCCTTGCCAGTAGCCTCTCTAAGCCAGGAATTTGCTATATCTAAATCATTGTTAATAACTAGCTTTTTAAAAATTGGATCTTGAGAGAACTTTTTTAAATAAGCCATGTAGTTTTTACCTTCACCCTTGAAATCTCTATCGTCAAACTTAGGGTCAAAGGATTTAGGATTTTTGCATAAAAAATTCATATTATATATTCCTGTTTATTTTGTACAAGATTTAGATATTTTTCTATAAAACTCAGCGCCATCTCTAAGGATTTCTTTCCTTTTCTTAAAGCCTAATTTACGACTTCTACCCATAAACTCATTCTCAACAATTTGATCATTTTTAAGCTTTTTAGACCTGTTGTTAACTATAATATCACTAACACCCTCTGGACCTCTTTGCGAAGCTCTAATGTCTTCAGCATATCTATAGGCATCCGTAGGAGATAGGTATCTTTCACCATTAATAAATTCGTTAATAGCTCTTATCTGATGATCAGCTCCAAGGCCAGTCTTAACATCTCTATTTAATGATGCATTTTTAAGTCTATTCATTAGTCGATTTTTAGGATTATAAGAGAAGTCCATATTCATTAAAGGAAGTCTATCATAACTATTATTCATATATGCACGACTCTGCATAGAAATAACCTTTCTTAATACATCTCCAAACATCATTGCCGTATCATGGTGTAGCTTAGTAAAATTGGTTTTATTACTAGCTTCATTCAAGTAGGTCATAACCGCTTTAGAGATCCCTGGGACTTCATAATAAGCGGCATCATAAGCATCGTAACCATCATGTATCTTATATTGAGCAACAACCTTTCTATTTATCTCAGGAGAAAGCATTCGATATACAAGCGCTTCTACTGCTAAAGGATCTGTAGGGCTAATACTTAGACCGTGTTTAGTTTGATTTCCACCTGTTAAATATTGATGAACTAAATTCCTTCTAGCAACACTTAACGCCATAGGATCTCCTTTGTGCACATCTGTTAAAGCGCTAAATTCATCTCTAAAAGAATCATAAAGAGGTTTAATTACAGACTCCATCTTGTTTCTATCAAAAACAACGTCTCCGCTTGTTGGCATTGTATTAAAGGCTTGGTATTTTGATTTTAATATCCTGTTTTGCTCGGGATGAGTAATTTCAAATCTTCTTCCATTCATTATAGCGATGTCACTTTTTGCAATAGGAAGCCTATTAGTAGAGCCTTTTCTAATAACCTGCTTGATATTCTTACCCTTACTATCCCATACTACGTAAGTGTTCTTACCAGCATTATACTCATTAGCTCCAAAACCCTTATTAAATGTAACTTTATTAATATCTTGCATTTTATCTATTTCAGACCCAAGTACCATCTGTAAGTCAGAGGCAGCTTCATTTAGTTCATTTAGGGATTTTCTAACACTTTGAAGTTCTGCCTCTCTATCGTACTTAGAATTTGATAAATAGCTTTCTTGCGATTTTAAATATCTTATTTTATCATTAAGTTTTGATAGTTCAACAAAAGAGCCTTCTTGTTTGACATATTTATATAAATCTGAAGCTAATGTAGATGAATAATCAGTTTCATTTAATAGCTTATTTTCAGCTTGAAGTAGTATTTTAGATATTCCAAACGTATCATTTGCATTTTTTCTGCTATAATTAGAGTTATATATCCTAGCTAATTGATCAGTAGCTATGTCAAAAGGATTTCTTGATATTTTAAAATAATCCTGAACCTGCTTAATGCCTGAAGTAAGATCTACAGAAAGATCTGTATCGTCTGTCTTCCCAAGCTTTGTATTCCAGTTATTCTTAGGATCAAAAGAGTTCTCTAAGTCTAATCTTCCAAAGTAAATATCTTTTAACTTTAAAGCTTTAGATGATACACCATCAGAAACTTCACCTCTATTATATCTTAAATATTTTGATAACGGAGATATTACTTTAAAATTAATAAAATCTCTAACACTATCTCTATCTCTAATAGAAAGAACTTTTTGCTCGTTTTTGGTATCAACCATTTCAAATATGCCATTAAAATCTCTACCTGCTTCACTAGACCAAGATCGTCCTTTTCTAGTACCAAAGAATATGTCACTTATAAACATCTCTATCTGGTCTGCAGATGGCGGTTTTTCATAACTATCAATAAACTCTTTTGTAGCGCCAGATATTTCGCCAACAGCATCTAAATAAGCATCAACATCTTTCATTCTTAATGTATACTCTTGAGTACCCATCTTAACTCTTCCTAGCTCACCATTCATCCCAATTGCATTTTGGAGATATGTAAATATATTATGAAGCTTAACAAATCTTCCTCTAGTAACCAGCGACTGCTGTTGAACACTTCCCCAGTTCCTTATATCAGCACTGTTCTGAATGTTTGTATCAAACCTTTCTAGTAATAAATTTAGATTAGATTGACGAGCTCCATAACCACTTCTAGCCGCTGCCTCAAAAAGCAGGCGAGAAGGCATTGCTCCGTAAGCGCTTGATTTGTCAAAGTCAAAATCTGCATCTTGTGGAGATATTGCATCTATTATATTCTGACGCCCAATATTACCTACATCAGTATGCTCCTCGACATAATTAACCGCTTGATCTTTTAATTCTCTTATAAGTTTTTTGTGAGCATCGCTACCCTCTATATATATGACCTTATCATCACCTCTCCTTTTACCATCTTTGTTGATAAACATATCTCGCAATATATAAGAGCCATCTTTTCTGCGTTTAATCTTTTTAGCGAATCTTAATTTACCACCTCTAGCTATTGCCCCTTGCTGCATTGACTCTAGCTGTCTTTGAGCTTCTATTGGAATATAACGGTTATTCAGGCCTGGAGACACAATCCAAATATCCAGAGGCTCGCCATCTGCTGATTTTATAGTAGGATGCTCTCTCATATCTACATGAACATCATATATTTTTTTACCAGAGCTATCACGATACACAGAACCTTTTGTTCTTCCTTTTGGATCAAGAGGGAGTACATCTCCTTGAACACCTGCTCCTTTTGTTTTAGAAGGAGGTACTACTTTGTTAATAACAATATCATTTATCTCATTACGAGGCTGTCTATTATTAGCCATTCCTATGTTAATCTTGTTTGTAAAACCAAGGTTGTCAATTAAGTTTTGAACTTGATAGTTGGTCAAAGCAACTTCTTCTCCATGCTCTGAAGCTTTGCGAATATCATCTATTTCTTTGGAAATTAAATCGTCTAAAGCTTTATACTCGTCAAGAATATCTTTTCTTACTTTTGCATTATAATCTTTACTGTCTTTGTTCCCTAATTTTTCCAGATCTTTAGGCTTAGGGTCTCCTTTTTTAGAAGAAGCTAGAGGGTCTCTTAGCGAGCCATTCTCCATTAACTCATATCCGTCTACCATTATAGTAAACTTTTTACCCTCTCTACCTTGTCCTAACTCAGGAATAACAATCATATCAGATGAGATTTCAGTATCTTCAAACATCCCTTTAAATTTCTTTCCAGAAAATATAAAGAATCCACCTGACCCAGGATCAGAACCGTCGTGAATACCAAACCTTGAAAAGTCCATAGACATATGTCTAGAAGAAGGAGAATATGTACCAAAAAATCTTTGTGAATATTTTTCACTAGTCATTCCATTGATACTTTTATTAGACTCAACCAATCTAATAGGAAGTGATTGCTCTGAAATTTTCCCATGTAAATCAGGAGCCATTGGTGCATAATCTGATGAAAATGCTTCACCTGATGCAATCTTGCTTTGACTAAAGAAGTGAGTAAACAGCTTATCTGCAGACATATCACCCATCCAAGAATCCAATATTAAGCCACTAGTTTCCATCACAGCTTCAAGTGGAGAAGAGTTTAAATAATTATCACCTTCTATTCGTTTTAAATCTAAAAGTTTTTGAGTTATTCCTGTAAGATTTTCAGGATTAGTATTCATCTGTCTAAGTACAGTTCCGAAAGTATGTAAGGTTTTATCAAGACCTATATGATCTCTAACGCCTAAATCGTGAGGAAGATGAACGCCAATATTAGCTCCAAAATTAGCATTATGCTCTCTACTTAAATTGCCTATTGTAGTAGCGTTATAAGGAACCTCTATTATCATATCTGAGTTAGTAGAGCTATTAATATAATCCCCTATATTTTCTACCATAGTGTTTTTTACATTACCCGGAGTATCAATCATTTTGGCAAATCCACCGTCTGTTTCACCTGCTTTTCTATGTCTATTGACTTTTGCCCCGGTATTAAATGCTAGAGCATCTGCACCCGCTTCTTTTAACATTAAGTCTATAATTGGATCGTAGAAAAAAGCTGTTTTATTATAGAACATACTAACAGCACCATCTTGCATTACTTCAGAATATCCAACTTTTGGTTTTATCGCGCCAATCTTAACACTGCTTATGTTGCCATCACCGTCTAAGTTAAACCACTCTCTTCGTGCACCTATAGTAGATAGGAATAATAAATAATCTTCCTTTGTTAAATAAGTGGGAGCATCTGTAGCACTTTTAGCAACTTTAGCGTGTCTGTCTTTAACTTGCTTTATTTGCTCTGCTGTTAGATTGTGATCCGCAGCTCTGTCATTTAAGAATTTATCTAAAATTCTATTACTATCAAATACAGATCCATCAGACTCATCATTAATAACTAAATACTTTTGCTTTTTCTTTACACCTGCAGCATCACCGATTCTATCAAGCTGTGTTGTAATTTCTTTTATCCAAGGATCTGTATTAGTATCAACTTTATTATATACATGCCGTAAAAGACCGTAATAATTATCCTCTAATACCTTTCCATTCAAAGAGCCTATTAATTTTCTTCTTTTAACTAGGTTGGCATCTGCTTTTTGAGCTTCTGCTTTTGTATATAAAGGCATTGTAACTGACTGATATATCATTTGTATTGCATCAGCTAGGTCTGTATTAGACATGTCTTTACTTGTAAACCTAGGGTCAATGTCTTGGCCTAATAAATCCTTTAATTCTTTTATCTTACCACCTTCAGACAGAGACTCTCTGACGTAATTAACAGCTTTTTCAGTTGGAACTAATAAAGTTACAGACTCATTTAAATAAACTCTAGTCATCGCTTCTTTTTCTACAACATTCTCAGCTATAGATTTTAGCTCAGCATCAGAAGTACCTTCCAGCATAGCTTGAACCCTGGTTCTTCTAGAGTCTTTTTGAAGCTCTCCAGACTGCAGCCTAGCATCCATATCTATAGATTCTTGATTACTAGGTAGTATGTCATCTTTCCAAGTTTGAGTGCCATCTTTCAAGGTTACAGGAGATTTGATTACTTTATCCATTAAATACCAGTCAGATGACCCTATGAGATCAAACATCTTCATAATACCGTGGCCAGCATCAATAACCCTATCCTTACTAAACTCTAGATGAGTGCCATGATATGCAAGTTTTTTAACTTCTCTTTTTGTAGATGCATGCATTATCTGTAATACATCTGTTACCAAGTCAGAAGTAAGAGGTTTTGCATCAGGCATAACTGCGGGACCCATTTCAGGAGAGTATCCTGTAGTAGCTCGCTCTATTAAAATGTCTGCAGTATCGTAGAGAATGCCTAAAGCACCGGCCTCATCTCCTTGCTTCATATAGCTTTCATAAATATCAGAAGTATTTTTTATAATCGTCTGAACATCTGAAGTAGGCAGGTTGTAGTTATTAGCAAATTTATCTATCGTTGTTGTAACATCCATTTCATGATGCTTATCTTTCAACTCAGGACGAACTTTGTCTAGCTCTTTCTTAATATTTTCTCTTAGAAGATGGTAGTTTGTTTCGTTTCCTGCTAAATTATTTTGAATATCTGTTAAGAAATGAGTAGTCAATGCATTATTTTTCCAAGCCTTAGCAAGGGCTGCATCAAAAGTATCAACACCTTCTTTCGTAGCTTTTTGTATAAACTTATTTATCTGATCAACAAAATCGCTTTTAGTTATTGATGTTAGTTGAGCAATTCTTTCATAATCTCTCAATATAAATAAATCAGATATATGATTCTTAATATCATCAAGCTCTTTTAATAAAGCTCCAATTTTTTTAACCCCTTCATCCTTTAAGTTTTGATTTACAAACTCATTGTCTGCTATTAAAGATTTGTTTTCTTTTAAAGAATTTGCAATTTTTCCTCCAAGAGCAGATACATCTTTTATACCTCCCAAGGCATATCTTGCTTGAGATCTTCTTAAGAATGCAACCATTTCAGTTCCAACTGCGTCTTTTCCAACTGCATTTTTAATTGTTTTTAAAGTGTTTTCTCCACCAGAAAACTTAAGCATATTAGATGTCCCTGCAGCGTCTACAGCACTTTCTAGTGTTCTGTAAAACTGCATAAGCTCATTAACAACATCGACATCTTGGCCATCATTAATCAAGAATCTTTCCAACTCTTTAGATGAAGGCATTTCATATCTTCCATTTCTTTTTGTAGCAAAATAATCTCTAATTGGAGAAGCTGAGCTACCACTTGAACTGAAATCAGTTATAAGAGAAGATATACCTTGAGAAATTGAGAATCTTGCATCACTATCTAACAATCTTAGGTTATTAATAAACTCACTTTGCATATAGTTTTTAACATCACTAAAGCCTTTATCACTAAAAGTGTCAATACCAAGGGTGCCTTCAGCGACTTTTTTAAGCTCATTTATCTTTTCTAATGATATTTCTGACACACCTTTATCAGCATTACCTCCTGAAGCAGCATGCAGCTCTTTTACTCTAGTTAAAAAAGTATTAGCTTCTGCTATAGCTTCTGCACTAGCATTGGAGTCGCCTATAAGTATTGATGTATTAGAGCCTACTCTGATTTCTTGAAGCTTGTCTCTTAAACGCTGGGAAGCTTCTTTATCTAAAAATGTCATTTTGTTAAGAGAAATATCTGAAAATATAGAAGCTGCGTTTATTGACTGCTCTAAAGTTCTTCCTTGAACATAAGCAGCCCTCATAGTTCTATCTGAAAGTATATACTTATCAATATAGTTATGCTCTTGGTTGCCCCATATTTCATACTGCATTGTTTCATTAGCGTTTGTAAACGCTTTTTCAATCATCGCAACTCGTTCAGGAGTTAGATCTGCAAGCTCTCTTTTGCCTCCAAGCTTAATAGTTCCATCAGCAACACCGTCTCTAACTAAAGTATTTAATACATCGGCAATGATAACACCATCTTTAGATTGAAATTTAGCGCCATTGATATTTGTAAAATCCGGTATCGTCATCCTGCCATTTGAATCAAATTCAATAGTTTGACCTGTTAGCTGTTGATAAACATCTCGAACAAAATTCCCTGTAGCTGCACTATAAGTATCACTTGTCTTTACAATCGCCTCAGCTTCGATCTCTCTTAGAGTCATGTCTATATCTTTAGAATCTCTGACAGCAGGTATGCTATTTAGTTCTTTAATTACCTGGCCAGCACCATCTTTAGACATTAGTTTTTGCAAATAATCTTTAGACACAACGTGATTGTCGTAATGATTAAATACCTTTAAAGCTTTATTATACTTTCTTTGAGCATCTGCTTGCTGATCTGCAGGTAAAGACCTAACCCAGTCCATGCCGGCAAGTTCAAAAGATTGAGAGTCTGGGCCTACATCACCTATCTCTTCCATGTGAGTATACTCTTTGCCTAAAACCTCATCTATGCCTTCATAGCTAGATGTTTTTAATAACTTAGTCTTTATAATATTTTGACCATTTGACTGCTCTCTAAAGAAGCCAGTTTTTTGTAATGGCTCTAACATTGAAAGTGATTTTTGCATTTGATCAACAGCTTCTCTGCTAGCTAAAACTCTTTGTTCGTAATCCTTTCCACCTCCTGGTCCTAGAAATCTTTTAGGCCCTTTAGTGCTATGCTCGAACATCCAAAATCCACCTTCTGTATTATGAGTACTTCTTCCACCTTTAGATAGGACCATGCCCATCATCATGTTGGTTAGTATTTCAGGAGTATCTGAGCCTAATGCATTCCATACTTTCCAGTCACCACCTGTTGCTTTATAGTAATCAGCAAAAGCAGGTATATTCATGGCGACACCACCTGCAAGCATTCTAGGTGTACTTCCCCAGACATCTCTCATGAGCTCACTACCAATATTATTTCTTAATCTTTTTCCAAACTCTTTCCTAGTATCAAACATCATTTTACGGAGCTCTTTTGTTTTAACACCTTTATCAGCAGCATAATCAAGAAGACTTTTCTTTCCTAGCGCTTTCTCAAACAATAAAGATACTTCTCCTTTAGATGCTCCAGGGACTTTAGATACTTGATCTATAAAGTGTAAAGCATTGCCCATTTCTCCTCTAGTCATATTCTTGATAGGTGTATAAGACTTTCTTACAGCGGACCAATTATTTTTAATGTCATCCCATAATCCTACTCTACCACCTTTAATTAATCTAGCCGGGCCAGTAATACCAAACATTAAAGCATGGTGTTGTATATTTCGGATTCTCTCACCTAGATCACCTTTTAAGGCTATTCTATGCTCTTCGTTTTGAGGAAGATTTAGAAGAGAGTCATCTATTGTGCCTTTCTCTCCATATACACGCTTCATAGCTTCTTCTGTGCCCATTTTAATTAATTGACCAGCGCTATGATATGTAATACCAAGTGTCGCCTCGGCTAAAGCCGCATCAACAACTGCTTTAAATGTTTTATTTTTCATACCTAAAGGAAGCGCATCTGCTAATCTTTCAGTGCCCATTCCTATTAATTTATGATAATCTCTAGAATTGTACTTTAAAGCTTTTTGAACAATGCCTGATGCTAGTTCTTGAGCGGCTTCTGTAGATATTTTTTCACCACCTTCTTTTAAAATAGCAGCGCTTATATCATCTGTAGCTTTAGTTATAGCTTGCATGTTATTTTTAAATACACCTCTATTGCCAACTTCAGATAGCATTTCCTGGCCAATTTTAATATATGGTTGTAATCCAGCCTCAAAAGCCTCTTTAGACCCAGCTTCTACTCCTTCACCAACTATTTGAAATGCTTTAGGGATATTATTAGTTACTGTTGCTGTGGCATATTTATCTGCAAGCTCAGAGCCCATTCTCTTTTGCAGGCCTTTAGATATAGGACTAGCTACTTTAGACAATGTGTTTGACCCAGCTCCTAAAAGCTTACCAGCCCAGCCGAATGAAAAAGCCATTCCCAGTCCTTGACCAAGTATATAACCCACTCTTCCTGAAGCAGACTGCTCTTCCCATGGGCGATAAGTACCAAAAGCTATTTTTTCTCTAGCTGCTTGCCCTTTTTCAGTCAAAGCGGCAACATCTAGCGCTCCCCACGAGGCTCCAGAAGCAGTTCCCCATACTACATTACCGAGGAAGTCTTGAACCATACCTGTGTCAGATTCAGTAACTTGCCCAGGATTTGATAGAGCTTGATATTCTTTCATAAATAAAGAATGTGCGTCTGAATTTTGACTTATAGGCTCATCCGCGTTAATATTAAAAGAATCAGGATTTTGAACACCAAATTTATTAACCTTATTTAGCTCTCTTAAAAGCTCCATTTCTTCCATTAATGTTCTAGCCATTATTTATCTCCATAAACATAACCATTAGGGTCCGCAGGTTTTTCTTGGAACTTACCATCAACATACATATCTTTATTAGTAAGCTTCTCCCATGTTTTCTTTTTTATATTTAAGTCTTTAATTTCATCTTCAATTTTCCACAAATCAGTTCTATCACTTTTTCCGTGCATATGAGTAGGCATTCCATATTCTTTTAAAGTTGTCTCTGAACCACCATACACCTCTCTGTGAAGCTTTTTATTTTCAGCCCTAAGCGCATCCATACTTTTTGTTAGATCATTAATTAAATCGCCTTTAGGAAATACATTAAATGCGGTCCTAAAAAATCCTCCAACACCCGTATATGATTCTTCTAATGTATCGAAATCGCTCTGCATACCTTCAAGCTTTATTCTATTAGCTGCTATAATAGACTCTTTATCTGAAATCTTTTTTATTTGCGCTTCGTGAATAGATTGAAGATTTTCTAAAGCGCTCTCTGCTCCTGTTATTTTGCTATTTAGATTACTTTGAAAGTTATAATCATTTAAAACCCTATCACTTGGTCTGTATTGGCCTACATTAGCAGGAGTAATTTGGTAATTTTCGCTTTTTGTTTCATTTCCAGGAGCTGTGTCTTTTACAGTTTTATATAAAGCAAATGTAAGACTATCATCTGCTGTCCATCCGCCTTCAGGCTTACCCACATCAAATGAGCCATAAAATTGATCTATAGTAGGATTATTAGGGGCATAGCCCTTAGACACCATCTCATTGTACAGGCTTGTAATTTCTTTTGATCTTTGATCGCTCATATTATCTTTTTCCAATTAATTTTTTCATTTGAGTTTTCATATCATCTTGCTCAGATCTTCCGGCTAAAGCATCTAATTCAGAAACTATTGCATCTATTCCAGACTCTTTGTAGTAATTATTTCTTGCATCATTGGTTTTTCTACCTAAAGCTTCTATAGATTGTATTGATTCGCTAGAAAGTGAATACTCTCTTAATTGAGCTATTAAATTCATTCTATTAGAGAATATGCCTTGCGCAAGTTCTTTCACAACATCTTCATCTTCAACGTTTAAACCTGCAGATGCAGCGTTAGCAATTACATTGTTGAAAAATTGTTCACTCGTTATAAAGGCCTCTACTTCCTTTGGATTATTTAAATTTACAGAATTAGCCATGCTTGCAACTTTAGCTATAATGCTTTTAGTAGAAGTTCTCTCTGCGTCTTTCAAGCTTGTTTCAGCCATTATATCCGCGTAAGCAGCCGGGCCACCTATCATATATGCAATATCTGATGTTAGTGCTGCCATTTTAAATTGCGTTTCCTCTGCATCAGTAATATTTTTACCTGCCAATTGAGTTCCAAGATTTAATGCATCCATTCTAATATTTTCAGCAATAGGATTCCTGTTAAGTTCTATATTTTCTTGCTTGACTGCCAGATTATATTTATCCAAAGTTTTAGTTATTCTAGCATCTTTTCCAGTTGTAAGAGTCTCTAGCAATACAGGATTTTTAGATAGCTTTTCAAAATCAACAGGCGTCTCTTTAGTTGTTGGAATTTTCTCATAATCAGCTAGTATTTTAGCTCTATACTCAGTATTTTCAACTCCAGCTGGAAGAGACCCTATTTCACTGAGTGATGTATCGACTGTTCCTGGCCCCGCATTATATACAGAAAGAGCAATCTCTTCATCTGAGATACCTTTAAGCTCTTTTGGATATTTATTCCTAAGATTAACCGCATAATTATCTTTAGACCTTTGTAAATAGAAAGTGCCTACTTCTATATTCTTTTCAGCATCTTTCATATCTTCCATTGTATATTCTTTGCCATCTTTATTATATTTATTAAAATCTGCAAGAGCCCCTTGAGGCATAATCTGCATTAATCCTGTAGCACCTATAGAATTTACAGTATCGGCGATGGCTGGTTCATTCTCTTTATGCATTACTAATTTTACAAGATTAGGGTCTAACTTATTATCGTCAGAGTATTTTTTAATAAGACCATCAAATTTGTTATTAAGAATTTGCTTACCTTCACTATCTGTACCAGAGTAAAGACCTTCTTTTTTAGCAAACTCTAAGTTCTCAAAAGACATTTGTAAATCTTCAGCATCATAACCATAGGCGTCAGTACCACCTTCGTATCCAATATTATATAAATCAGTAGTTATTTTACCTAAATCTTCTGTCCCAGATTCTTTTATATTTTCTAATGCATCTAGATGAGCTGTTAAATCTGCTAAGCCTGATTTGTAATTACTAATAGCTTCTGTAGCTGTCTCTAAAGGTGTGTCTTTAACCTCAAAAAAGTTTCTATCTTCTTCATATTTATCAAATTTAAAGACTCCCCCTTTAAGTTCTTTTTCCAAAGCCCTAACTTCTTGTAGTTTTTCAGAATATTTACTAGAGACTTCTCTTTCTAGGGCAGTTGACACTTTTAATTGCTCTGCATCTTGAGCAACAAAAGTTTTATTTAACTCTGCAATTGCTGTAGGGCTCGCAAATTGATTTTTCATATTTTCAAGAACCAACATAGTATCTTCGTCATATTCTTTACCCTTGACAAATCCTTTAAAGACAGCATCTATGTCTGTTTTATCAACTCTTTTAGGATTATTTCCTTTAGCCTTACCTCCAGCATTAGGATCTACTTGTGTAAAAACACCGCTTAAATCATCTGAGAATGCATCTATTGCCTCAAGCTTGATAAGCAACTCCTCTAGACCGTCTCTTTCTCCTTTTCTAAGAGTAAGTTTTTCGCTCCAAGCAAGCAAATCGTTCTTGCCTTTTTCGGCTATTTTTTTACCATCACTAGATGCTTCTACATCATTATTATTATAGCTATTAATAATACTTCTATAGCCAAGCCCAGTTTCAGCATATTTGTCAATTTTGCCTTGAATCTTATCTATATCATCACTGACTTCACCATATCTAATTCTTAAATCGGTTTCACTCTTGTTATCTTCAATTCTTTTATCTGTTTTTGTTTGTCTTGCAAGTTGATTTAAATATTTTTGCTCATTATCATTATATACCTGCTCTCTCCACTCTTTATCCTCTATATCCTTTTTCTCTCGATACTTTCTTGTCTCTTCCCTTTCGGCTCTAGTTGCTTCTCTTTCAGCTTCTAAATTTTCACGAGTAATTTGCCTTTCTATTCTAGCAGTATCAGCTTGCTCTTCTCTAAACTCAATATCTTTTAAGGTTTTATATGCCGCTGCAAATTCTTTTCTTTTTTCTGCACGAGCATTCTTTTTACCTTGCATTTCTGCAGCTAATTTGCTAAGCTGGTCTAATTTAAAAGCCATGTTAACCTCCTTAAACGCCTAATGCTTCTGGAATATATTCGTACCATTCTTTATCGTACATATCTGCAGTTACTTGAGCTTGAACACCTTGAGCATATAAGTTGTCATACATAGTAGTAGCTTGATCCCGCTTGCCTAAGTAAGAAGCTTTCATTTTTTCAGCTTGCATCTCTAATCCTGGTATAGCAGTTCCGACTTTATCATCTATAGTATTATATAACTTACTTGCTATAGTTGCGCTCATTATACCTTCTTTTTCATACTGATCAACAAGACTGCTTGTTTGAGTTTCAAAAGTATCTCTCATCGTTCCTAGAGCAAAATTATACTTCCTACCTCCTTGCTCCCAAGCATTAGCATCAGACTGGTATCCTTTAGCAAAATTTTTCCAAGTTTTAGATAAATCCATAGCTTCTTCGCCTATCTTGGAATAAGCGTCTCGCGTTCTTTGATCAGTATTATAAGACCCTACAGCACTGGCCACATTTCCTGCCACCTGAAGAGCAGCGAAAGCTGGATTACTTGAGTATCCTAGCATTGCGAGCTGATCTCCAAAACCTCCCCCAGCTGATTCAGCGGAAGAGAAAGATGAAGGTTGAAAGTTGTAATTTGATGGCGCATACTGAGACTGTACCATAGGAGGTTGATTGTTGACTTGTAATCCAATACCACTGTCCATACTACTCATATTACTCATATTAGGATTGATTTCTCCAAATTGATATGCATTTGGTGAATATTGTGATTGATTGAAAACTACATTGCTTGCTTGATTAAATCCGATTCCGATTCCGCTTCCGTTTGCCATATTCTTTTCCTTTTTAGAATAAATTTATGTTGTATAATTTAAGAAAATATTGTATAAACATCTAACCTATCTTTGTTCTTACGATATTATTATTGCCGTCTAAAAGATCTGCCCATCCGTTTTTAGTTCTTATTTGAAGCTTATCTCCTTCTGAAGCAGAAATAACTCGAATATCCCCCTCTTTTCCTCCTGTATTAGAGACAGCTTCAGTGTTAGGCTGATTCACAGCATCTATTAATTCATTTAAATGATTATAAATATCATTAATTGCTCTTTGTAAGTCAGGGTCTGATACAGTAGCTCCTCTTTTTTTACTTATCATTTTATAGACTTTCTTCTATAAACAATACTTAAAGATTCAACCTCTGTATCTACATCACCTATTATTTTTAGCTGAATATTTTTTTGCTTTTTATTAGAAGCTTCTAATTTATGAGAAAATAAACCTGAAGAAGCGTCATTATTAGATAAAGATATAGCAGGATTGCTATTATCAGATAAAGCAGCTGTAACTACTGGCTCTGTTCCAGAATAAGTCATCTTGACTTTATAAAAATATTTTTCAAGAGTCGCTGCCCCTAAGGTTATTTTTTTACTAACCCATTCCCAGGCATTATTAGTTGATGAGCTTAACCATTTTTTTGATTTATTACCTGAAGATGGATCATAGTACATAAAATTAATATCATTCTCTTCATCTATATACGTATCATTATACAAATTAACCGCATTAACCGTATTTTCATATATAGGATACTGTAAAAAATCCCATCTTTTCTTCAATATATGATACGTTAAAGCCATTCCTTTATAGTCAGTACCTGTTAAAGTTTTACCCAAAACACTTATAGAATTTCTTTTTGGGGAGTATATCATTTTATAGTTATGCTTTCCATTTGAAGAGTTTTCAATACTATCTTGATAGGTTTGAATCATTGCTTGCCAATATATAGACCAGGTTTTATTAAATACTCCTCCAGCTTTTATAATCGGAGAACCTATAGGCGATATAGCGCTTCCATTGAAATGATATATATTACTTTTATCACACCAGTATAAACCATAATCAGTGCTAACAACACAATTGTTATTCAAGCAGCCTATTCCTTCATAGGTATCTTCTAAATAAAACCCATTAGAATCAATTCTATACATTTCATTAATAGCAAAAGCATAAATCTTTCCTTTAAAATAAGATAAAGCTGTTATTTCTTTTGGAAGAGATAATACATTTTCAATCCAATTAAACGTATCAAACTTTCCATGCTTAGACTTAAATATATATTTAGAAAAATCATCAGAAGCTATAGGGTCATAACAGTCAGCTATAACTAAGTGGTTTTGAGCTATAGTAGATATTCCATAGTTGACAATTGTTTTATCTAAGGATTCTGGAATACCAGTAATAGCTTCATATGAAGCCCCAGCTCGACCGTAATCAACTACACTTGATCTATATATATCATCTGACCCAAGAACAAATTTTTTCTTAAAATCGAGCCTCTTCACAAGTCTATAAGGCAAATCTACAGAATCTGCTCTATATACATTAATAGAGGTTAGTCTTTTCATTGTATCTGCAATACTTTTTTTAAGAGTAAGATTAATCTTCATAGATTTTGCATAAGTAACAGCTCCCCAGGACATTGTAGAGCTATCCCAATGAGAGCTAGATATAGGAGATTCTTGATAACCATCAAACTCATAAGAAACTTTCCAGAATTTAGTTTCAGAATCAGAGACATTAGTTGAAGATTTAAAAAAATAATCATTAGATTGCCCTGTATCGAATATTTGCAAATCTAGCCCAGAGTCGCCTAGCCTTAAATTCGTCAAAGTTGTTCCTAAGGAAAGTAATGGAAATCCACCTAAAGCAATGCTAATACTAGCATTTATATGAGCAGTTCTTAAATCCCCTGTAGTATCCGCTAAGAGCATAGATTGAGAATTTGAAAAAAATACTCTTGAATCTAATTCAGCAATAATTGGAGATTCTACAGTAGGAGAGTCAGTCGTTAAATCTGAAGATCCAGATCCAATATCTATCTCTGCCTGCCCTCCAGTTAATAAGTTTGCAAAACCGTGGCCATTAGACCCAATATACTCATTCCAATATTCTAAGTTTCTTATTTGTATGGAGCTTTTATCTGTCTCATTTCCATAAAGTATTACAGCTGTAGGGTTAGAGTCTGAACCTCCGCTAGCTCTTTGAAACTGTCCTGGCAATAATGCTATTCTAGTAAATGGAGTACCTCCATCTATTGCCCTGAATGCAGTATAAGGTCTTTCATTTGCAGGATTTACAGCTGCGCCATGAGGCAATAATTCTATTTGCTCTATAAATTTAACATTTCCAAAAAAAGGATTTCCAGTTGATCCAGAGTAAGACCCTAAAGAAGTCCTAAGAGATTCTGTAGAATTAACAGCATTACTACTGTCCATGTCGTCATTTTCAGTATAATCAACTGTATATAATTGCAATCCAGACATATTTTGAGTTGTTGCGGCAAATTGAGGTACACCTGATGAAAAATTAACAGTCCCTCCTGTTAGCATTTTAGCATCATCATTAAATCTTATTAAGCATGTTACAAAATGAGATGCAGATCCTGAAGACGAGTATTTATTGCTGGCAGAAAGAGTATATGGATAAACTCTCCATCTCACATTGTAAGGACCTTCAATTATAGTATCTGTATCTATATTTCTATTATGATATAGCCATCCAGATCCGCAGTCAGAATTATCTATTGTTATACTTGGATCGCTTCCAGAATAAGAAGAATCATAATAAGATTGATCATTTGCGTCTCCTCTATCACCATCAGATTCTGACCATTTATACGAATGCTGTCCAGTACTAGTATTTCTATACCCTTTAAGCGCAACAGATAAGCTTGCAGCTGAAACTATGCTTAAAGATGAAGGATTAGTACTTGAATCAATATGGTCAGTTTCTAAAGTAATATATCTAGCGGGAAAACTGTGATTTCTAAAATCATTCATAGCTGTATTTCTTGGCTCACCATCACTAAGTACCGTTTTAGTTGCAAATAAAAATGAATGTAAAGGGTCCGCATAATCAGAATTTTCACCTGTTTTAAAAGTTCTATACATTGGTCTCATACCAGACTCATCCCATCCAGACCAATCAGTATGAGCAACTTGTAGCCATATAACTCCATCATGATTTTGACCTGTTTCTACCATACCAGCTACGCTTAAATATTGCTTTATATTTACAGATCCATCTGCGCTTAACGCAAAATCCCCTCTGCCTGTTGTTGATGTATACGCAGGAGCCTCTAGTGAAGAATGATAGCTTAATGCATATTCAGTAGTAGAGCTACTTACGGTAGAAAGATTTGCCCAAGTAGTAGCACTTTCAAATGTAGAATCACTACCAAGACTAACTCTGTATAATGTTCCTAAAGATGTTGCTATATCGGTAGAGGCTTTTAAAACCCATAAAAACAACTCATCATCACTGGCAGATACAGATACACATTCTGCTATATCTTGTATATCAAACCCTAAATTACCAGACTTTTCTTGAGTATGATTTGTTTTATGTATTCTATACAAACAAGGATCTCCAGCTTTAAAAGCATAGCAGTAAGGATGAACTGATGTACCATTTGACTTGTTTCTAAATCCTATAACTTTAGTATAATTATTTGCAAATGTTTCAGATCCAGGTCCTCTAACTTCGGCATCTTCAACAACAAGATTAGATTCATCAGTACCCACATATCCTACCCATTTAGGAGAGGTATTTCCTGATCCTATATGCAGCTCTTTATTGTTTTGAGTGATAGTTTTAGGTACATAGTTTTGACCTAAAGTTCCTTTTTCCTTAAAAACTGTACCTGAAGTACCAGATAAACCGGTGCTATAAACCTTTCCATCACTAGCAAAAGCAACATTTTCACTCCTTATAGTTGAAGTCTTTTTTATTTCAGCTGGAGTTACAGATGCATCACTGCTATCAAGAAATGAAATATTGTTATCAGAATCACCAGGGGTTCCTATTAAAGCTCCATCTCTAGATGTGCAATCTATATTCTTGCTATAAACTGCTGAATCTTCGGATATATCACCTGATTCAGGTGTGGAAACAACTCCTTTATGAAATTTGTTTATCTGAAAAAGTTCTTTTGGCATTTTAAGCCTCTATTACAGCCTCTGAGATAGCTTCTTGCATAGCTTCATATAAACCCTCAATTAATTCTTTTTCGGTGTCTTCGCCGATCATAGGGATGTTAATTTTTTCATTTAACTTAGCGACAATTTTATCTTTCGTTTCGTCGTTTAAAACCATTTCAACAGCAATCTTTTTTATCGCAGCAACTAACTTTTGCATCGCACTTTTCCTTTATCTTTGTTATTTGTTTCTCAATGTCTTTAAATCTATTTTCTTGTTCTTGAAAGACATCAGTAATTTCATCTATAATAGGAAATCTTTTTCCTAGTTTATCATCAATAGCGCTTAATGCTATTTGAGTGATTTTCTTTCTCAAACCATCGCCTATCATTTACATCTCCGATATTAAATAAGCCCACAGGCCTATAAAAAAAATTAAAAATACTATAAATATAATCCAATCCATGCAGTAAGGGTAGGACTCGAACCTACACAAGCTCTCGCTTATATCCTAAACAGGGATACGTGTCTGCCAATTCCACCACCTTACTATTCCTTCGCTTTGCTATCATGCTTGAACCAGAAATCTATCACCTTTCCAAATGAAGCCAAGAATGTACCAATAATAATATTAAGCAAATCTCTAAAGCTCCCTTCTAATCTCAATGTTGGATGAAATAAAAGCCATATTATCCAAATAAAACATCCAAAGATGAGAATAGAAATAGCAAATTGCATCCAATCTGGAAGACCATCTCCTCCATGTAAGATGTCCAGTCTTGATTCTTCATCTGTCATAGTGATTGTAAAAAATCCAATTTAATAGCTAAAAGTCCTTGCTGAAAATACAAAGTAATCACTAAATAATTCCTTCAAGTTTTAACGCTCTAGCCATTCTATTAACTCCGATTCCTCCACCAAATCTTGGAAAGAAATCATAGCTTAAAAATTTATCAAGTTCTTGCATTACTCTATTTTTACCAAATCTTCTGAAAAGTAACTCTGAATACTCTCCATCAGTTTGATTTAAAAAGTTATATCTCATTACATCTTTATCACAACTTCTTTCAGCAGAACCAATAGTCTCTTGTCCATGAAGAATAACATCTACTTTATGAAATATGCCTTTAACTGGATTTTCTTCCATATTCCAAAAAGGATGTGTTCTCTTTGGAAAGTTTTTAAGAAACAACTTGCTGCTAATTTCTTTATTCATTCTTTCTTCATGCTCTGCTTCAAGTATATCAGTTTCATATCTATCACACAAGCCATCATAAGTGCAGTGAACTGAGTCTTTTTCAAAGCCTAAAAATTCTAACAATTCTTCTTCAAGCTTTATCATGTCTTTCATGTTCCCTTTAGTTTCAAATTCAAACATTGGGAATATCTTTTGATGCCTTCCATCTATAGGGTTAGGCTCGTTTCTATAACTTGTTGATACGCAGAAAAAACCATCAACATCAGGATTAGTTAAAAGTTCATGCTCTAGCCACATTTGTCCAGTTTGAGGTAAAGGATAGTCAATACCGTCAAAATTGAACTGTGCTATTGTCTTGGGATCTTCACAAGCAGCTAGTATGCTTAATCTGCTTTGTGTAGGAACTTCTATAAAACCTTTTGCGTCTTTAAAAAATCTCCTCAATTTCTCTACAGTTTTATTGTAATCAAATGTTTCGTACATTAATCTTCGTCTTCCTTTTTCTTTTTTTTCTTTTTAGGTTCCGATTCAATAACAGCACCTTCTTCTTCAGACCAATTTGGATTTATAGACAAAGTCCCGTCTTCTTCTTGTATATATTTAGGATGATGATATGACATTACTTGCCTTTCTTTTTAGGTGCAGCTTTTTTCTTAGGTTTAGCTTTTGTAGGAGTAACTTTCTTTACAGAACCATCCTCTTGTTGTACATATTTATATCTCATTATATTCCTATCTTTTCTAATTCATCATTAACTACTTCCATGAAAGACTCTGTATCCCTATCTTTCATCTTTTGCACTGTATCTTTATAAGCCATGATAAATGTCTGTGAAGATATACACATTCCAATTATCTGTGCCTTATACTCCTGAAGGAGAGTTATAATCCCTTCAAAATTTATATTTAACCCGAAAGTCTCATTAATAAGCTGCAGAGACTCCAAAGTAGATGGATTAAAAACAAAACTATCAATGGCGAAGAGAAGCCCAAAAATAGATCCACCATTAATTGCAAACCCACTGGCTTGGATTCCCTTTGCTTTTCGTAACTTAGCACCCAATCTTTCTTGTCTAAGTAGCTGTTCTTTATCGAGCCTAACAGGCTCTTTAACTTCTTCTTCAACTTCCTCTACCTTGTCTTCAGGCCTTCGAGAGAACATTTCAGGCTCTTTTTCTTTTGCCTTAAAATTCCTCTTTCTATCAAAACTTATGCCTCCGTCTTTATTAAGACCGGACAATTATTCTTTCCTTAAATACTTCAAAAGCGTATCTAAACTACTTTCTAAAGCATTGATGTCCTCTCCAATCTCTCTCTGATTTGAAATAAGTTTTTCAACTATTCCATAAACTTTGTTATTGCTTTCAGTTATATTTTGTTGCATCTCAGCTATCTCTCTGAGCATTTCAACAAACTGTCTATCTAGTTTGTGTATATATTGAGTTGCTAGCCATCGAGCTACTATACCAATTCCTGCAAGAAATGTTATAACCAAAAATGTTGGCAATCCTTCTTCGGATAAAATGTATAGAAAGTCTTCCATAAGCAACTCCAATCATTATATTACTACTTGAATAATTGTCTTGTTTTTATGATTCTTAGAAGCAGATTTAGCATTATAAGCTGCTAAAGAATCATCTATTTCGTACCCTGTTTTAGGTACATTTTGTAAATCTATCTTAATACCATCTCTATTACCATCTTTATAAAAGATATAGCAATTCTGAGAAGCTCTACTAATTAAATTTAAACCTTTATCACTATAATCGTTAGCTCCCGCCAAGCTTGCAGAACGAGCATAATTATCCCCAACGGATGCGGAATGAACATGACCCATGATGACATAGTCAACTTTTATTCCTTTCATTGCAAATCTACCAATAACTTGATTAATAGATTTATCTAACGCTGCATGTCTTATAGAGCAATTACCATGCATTAGTAATAAGTTTTGCCCGGCAACTTCGACAACTAACTCAGTAGGATCTCCTTCGACAAACTTAATGTCTGAATCCTTAAAAATATACTTTAATATATTGAATATAGTAAAGTCGTAGTTATCTGTAGCTACAATCGGGGACCAACCGGGCTCTTTATTTACTCTTCCTTCGTTGCCAGTAACGCAAGCAACATTAATATTAAAATCTTTATGCAATTCTCTTATTAATTGCTGTAATAAATCAACAGCTAAGAAAGTTGCTTGAGAGCGATTTGTAGCCTCGTTTAATAACTCATCTAATCTTCTATCGGAGTTCATAAGATCTCCCGTTAGAGCTATCAATACGTTCGTTATTTTATGAGCTTTGAAGTAAAGTTTACACTTAGATACTAAATGCTTTAATCTTCTAGCTGCTACTTTAAAATCGTACTTATTGTCTTGTAGTGAGATTAATTCATTAAAGTGGACATCACTTAGCTGAATTACCCCAGCCGCAGATGTGTTTAATTTAGAAGAACTTACTCTCTTATGTAACTTGTTTTTTTTAAATATTTTAACAAGTTGCTCAGAATAAGCCTCAATAGCATTTTCAATTCGAGCAAATTCTCGAAAAGATTTATTAGCTATCCTGTTTTTGTCCTGTAGAGCTTGTTTCTGCTTTGCTAGCCTTACATTCTCTACTATAACTTCGTCAAAAGGTTTTTGTGCCCCAGTCCCGCACTCTGTACACCTAAACCTTTGCATCGTAATACCGGTAGATTTATTAAATCTTGTTCCGTCACGATGCATATTGTTTCCGCATTTACATAGCATATAGGTACCTTATTCATTTACTTATAATCTCTCTATAGGTCTTTACAATTAATCCAATTAAAATAACAAAGGAAATGAGTACTCTTAATACCCATGGAATAAACTCTATATAAGTTATTCCTATACCTCCAGCTCCTATAGCGACTTTGTGTATCGTAGAATCAATCACCGCTTTTATCGTATCCATATTTCTACTCCGTTTTTACTTATTAGCTTCTAAAAAGTGCTCAATCGTACCACGACCAAGCTCTGTATTATAAAACTTTTTCCAATACTTTGCTTGTGATTCTTTATCATCAGCTTTTGGTAAAGGATCTTTAAACCTTCTATATTGCAATCTTGCAAATGCTACTTGTAAGGCTATAGATGACATTATTGAATGTTTTAAGTCTCCATCATCTAGCCCAAGTGCATATAAATCTGTTTTTATTTGAGGGCGATAAAACACATAGTTATCCCAAACATCTTGGGCTGTAGCAGGCTCTACTTGAAAAAATCCTACTGCAGGTCCACCCATTTGCTCTAATACTCGGTATCCTGACTCGGCTTTTCCTGTAGCAAATATCATTGCTCTTGCCTCTTCAGAGTCCATTCCCATTCTTCCTAAAACATATTTAATGATTTTTTTAATTGATTTTTCCATTTTACCCTTTATTTTAAACTAGTTGTATATAGTGTATTACTTTTTATGATAAGGATTATCAGTTGGTTTTACATTAAAATTAGTAATGCAAAGATCGTAAATAACATTAACTTTTTCAGATAACTCGTTGATTTTGTCAAAAACTTCTTGAACTGCTTTAGATTCGTCTTCCAATATAACATGCTCAATACCTTCTGATAATTCTTGAGCTTTGTTTTTATCTGACTCTGGATCCCATGATAATTTTATTGTATCTATTGATGCCATAATACTCCTTTTTAATCGAACTCTATTTCAATGCTTTGACTTATATACCAATAAGTATAATCCGTGCTCCCTCCTGTTGGAGTAGCAGCTGTTACCAACAAGTCTCCTTGCGCTAAATTGACTCCACTTTCAAAACTTGTCGTTGATTGAGGAGCATGCATAGAAGATGTGTCTGTGGCTGCAATAAACTCTAATCCTCCTATATAATCACAAGTAAAATTACCTGCATGATTTGTCTGCGTAGCAGGAGTTACCTTCCATAATCCAATCAAGCAGTCTGCTGTAGAAGTATTTTGATAAGCAGTAGCAGTGAATCTTTTAACCGTGCACGCTCTTGGAGCTACAAAATCCGAATAAGATAAAGAAGCCCATGCAGAACATCCTGTATCTGTGTAATTTGAGCCACTCTTTGTAGTAGTTAATCCCCAGTATTCTGAACTTTTATAATAATTTGAATTATAACCAGCAACCCATTTATTAGCCTTTAAAGACCATCTCCACATATTTGATATAACAAATCTATCTGCACCACCTGCATTAGCATCTACATAAGCCTTTATGGATTGTTGAGTTGCTAAAGCTACATCTGAATCGTGAGCCATATCATCTTCATCAAATATACCTACCATTTCAGTACCACCTGCTATTGATAGCTTATCAGTATCTAAAGAATCAACATTTGTAATATCATTATCACCAAAATCAACATTACCTGTCATAGTACCACCACTTAAATTTAATTTAGTAGCCAATGCATCGTGTACTGCATTGTTTTCAACAGGATTAGTAGAGCCATCTGTTATAGAAGAGTCAACTGTAACACTTCCAGCATTATCATCTACATACTTCTTGGTAGCTATTTCATAGTCTGAACCAGGAGTATAGTTACCACCATTGTCTTTAACATAAATATTTCCACTTGCAGCATCTAGAGTTATGTCTCCATCTGCATCTATAGTTACATGAGCCGCTGTTGCATCATCATCTACAGTTGAAATAATTGTTTCACCATGTGTTTTTGTTGTGATATTAAATAAATCACCTTCATCTGCATGAGATTCCATTTGAAACGAAGTGTTAATGGAAGCATTTTGATCTCCTGGAGTCAGCTTTATATGTCCTCTGTCTGCAGAAGTATACCCTATTGTATTCCTAGTAATCTTGAATAATTCTGCCCCTACATTTACAGTAGATCCCAAGCCAGTGCCCACATAAACGTCAACATTATTGTAAACATTGTCATTGCCTTGAGCTCTAAGAAATTCATGAGGAGATACATTTAAATCAGCGTAATCATTTCCCATCGCATAAAAAGACATACGCCCTTCTTCGCTATTCTCCGTAACATCGCCAGCAGAACATGCAATTTTTCCAAATGTTACCATTTCACCATTATCATCCTTGGACTTAAACAGTATGTCTCCAATCATATCTCCATCTGACATATTACCGTTAGGGTTAGTGCTATGTTCCACTTGGAGTACTATGGAAGGCCCTGTTGATGTATGTGTTTTTTGTAACAAGAGAGACTGATCTGATACAATTCCGCCAGTTGTATCGAAAATAGCTTTACCGCTTGATGTTATCTTTAAATCTGTACCGTCACCCGTGATATACTCATCAACGTGTCCAAATATAATTTTATCATTATTCGGCATAGTAATATCACCCGTCATAGTACCACCTGCAAGAGGTAATTGAGCATCATTAGTTACATTGCTAAGGCCAACATCTGCCTTGGCTAAAGATAAATCTGATTTTAATTCAGCAAATGTTCTTCCTTTGACATGTGAAGTACCCATCACCATAACATCATCAGTAGCTAAAGCTTCTTCACTTTTTAAAGAATTTCCACTACTTTTACCAAACGTTAATGCATCTTGCTTAGCATTCCATGTCGCAGCGCTTGATATTTTGCCATCAGCTATAGCATCACCGTTCCAGGTTCCTGTACCAATATCTCCAACAGTGTCTATATTAGCACTGCCTCCGAATGTATCAATATAGCTAAAAACTCCGTGGCTTTTAACTAAATTATTACTATTCTCGGTAGGATATTGATCTATAGGCACTTCCTCGGCATCCCCGGATTGCCCAGGCCCACTAGTTATATTGCCTATAACTTTATAAGCGTTAATCTCTGGTAATTTACTTAAGGCTATAGAGTGATCTGCTACAGTTGCGGTATTATCTATAGTATCTACTTCAAAATAGGTAGGAGCTCCATGTTGGAATTTTATCTGAGTAGTACTATGACCTGTAGTTGTTGAAGAGTATGTAAACCATCTTTTATTTGTAGAAGAGTCGACAGCTGTAACGACTGTAGAATCAGAATAGGCGACATTATAACCGGCTATACTTGAGTTAGTTATAACAAAATGATCACCTACACTTAATTTATGATATTCTAAAGGGGGCATAGTAACCGTAACATGAGAGCCATTCCCAGCCACGGTTACATTAATTTGCGGATCAACTTTGGCGATTGATAAAACTTTACCAATATCAGAATCCCCGATAGTAGACATATCTTTACTAGAAAGAATAGTGCTCCTAAGATGATCTGATCCACTGTCTGGGTTTCCAGTAGTACTAGTATTGACCCAAACCCAATCGCCTTGGTGATTTAAACAATGAGTGCCTGTAGCACCATGCCCGATAGTATGCCCAGGGATTGTGAATTGTTTTCCAGCTGCCTGACTTGAGCTTTGTCCGCTGAAGACTTCGATCTCATCGGCAACTATTAACCTTTTCCATGTAGACATATTTCAGCTTCCTAAGAAGCTTCAGGTTGCTGTGGCTGCTCAGATTCTATTTTTTCATAAAGCTTCTGTAGCTTCGCCATAACTTTTGACACCATAATAGCATCTTTAGCCTTTATACTACAGTTTTGACAAGCTTGCAATATAAACACTAATTCATTAGGTTCGTCTAACTTTAAGTTCACTTAAACATCTCCTCTTTTGTTATTCTCTGTATCTCTTGTAACTTCTTAGTCGTTTTGACTAACTCTTCTAAATCAGAGCCATGTAGATTTAATGAGTTATAAATTACTTTCAATAAGCAGTCTATATTATTTAAACCAAGCTCTGGTTTCTTCTCTTTATTCTTTGAAATCAAAAAAAGCCTCTTCTCTTTAAGTTGGTATTGCGCCGGTAGGATCTATAAGCTCTGCGAAAGGAGTTTCTTCAGGTAATGTTCTTAACCATACTTTAGTTCTACCATCTTGAGTCCTAGATGTCATTTGCCCTAAAGCTACAGGATAAGCAGAACTAGGTCCAGTATTAAAAGAATCCAGTGTTGTGTTCCAATCTTTATGAAGAGTAGCCCAAGAAAGTCCCCCACCAACATCAGTAGGAATGCCTACAGGTGCTTCATTATCATCTGTTAAGCCATTCCCAGAAACTGTTTGAGAATTTCTAAATACTATCGTAGCTGAATGATCTATAGTCCAATCATTGTCGTGCATATTTAAAATCATAAGTCTTTGATTTACAGATGTGTTAGTATACATATCGTATTGCATATAAGCTACATAAGGATTTAAATCTTGCTCTGTTGTAAACGAAGTATCATAATTCTCAAGCATTGCTGATACTACAAAATTACGCATAATATTAGCTAAGGCACTTTTAGCTGCTGATTTAGCATTATCACTTGGAGTGGCAGAATTACCAATCTGTTGAGCCAGTCTAAACCATACTTCATCCATATCAAATCCAATAATTGGACCCTCTGTCCATCTTGAATCAGCACTTGTAATATACCTGAACATATATGGATAAATAACATCCATATCCACCGAAGTATTATCTGGTAAAGTCATCATTGCCCCGTGCGCACTATCATAAGTAATAACCCCTTCAATCCTATTACTATTCACATCAGTGAAGCACCATCTATCAACTTGAGGATTAGCAACATCAGTTATAGAGCTAAGCGCACTATTATCGAACCGGAAGAAATGATTAGATAAAAAATCACCATTTGTTAAATTTTGATTACCAAACTTACCAAGTACAGGGTTTTGCCATCCTTCAGTATTTACAGGCATATAGATCGTATTGCCTGTTGAAGTTACACTGCTACCTGATGAGCTAAAAGTTGCAGTGTCTTGTATATATGTTTCAATTAGATTGCCAAAGGATACATTAAGATTGTCATTGTCAATCCATTGGCTATTTGCAGCATCAGTATTTGCAGAAAGAAGCTTACATTTACCGAAGAAATGAAGCATATTAAAGCTACCTACATTATCAATATCCCAAGTAGCAACTCCTCCATCATTTTTTATCTTTAAGCCTGACCACCAGCCTTGGTTGTGTAATGTAAAATCCTCAGTAGGAGTAAAATTATAGCCATCTTCGGTAATTGTTACAGCCGGATTTAACCCAAGAGTATTTGCCGCAGTATCCCAAAGACCTGCAACATTTCCAGCATCATTCTGCATTTCTAGAGTAGATGTATTATCTGGGTGGAATATTACATTGGCAGCTGAAAATTCAGGAGTCTCGCCTGGATCTACAAAAGTATGATCAAAATCTACAGTAAGTCCAGTTTCCCAATTTGCATGCAACAAGTTGCTTGTGTCTACTGTTGGACCGAAAAAATCTTGTCTAACCCATTTAAAACCCGTATAAAGAGCATTAGCAGTTCTAGGGTCAGCTTCAATTATAGTCGAAGTATAATCCTGGCCAGTAGGCGAAGACCAATCACCTACAATACCACTAGCTCCTTCTGGGTTTGTCATAACATCGAAATCATCTGCAACAAGCAACCAGTTTGGGTATAAATTAGAATTTGGCTGACCATTACCATGCTGATATAGATCAGCTACACTTCTTTCACCAGCTATATTTGCACCGCCGCTACTTAAGCCAAAGGTTGCAGGTATAAAATGATTTGCAGAAACCTCTGTCTGCGTCTCTACGCCATTATTTCCTTTGAAAAATTTAGCACCAGCAACAATAGGGCCTAATCTAGCCGCCATTGCATTAGCATGAGCAGCTATACCACCATCATGATAGAACCTGAATCCTCCTCCACCAGCATCTGAAAGCTGTGATGGATAAGATTGTAAACTCCAACCAGTATCTACAGTTCTTGCAGCGTTCATTATAACTCTTGGTTCAAAAGTGCCAGGGTCTAGTATGTTTTCTGCAGTAGGAACGTCTTGTAAAATATGACTAGTATTAGGGCCATAAGTCTTAGAAGGCTCCTCTATTACAATAGATTTCCATGTAGGATTTAAATTTTCGGTCGTAGAATTAACCCATTTAGGATTTGTTTTTGCAAGATGCTCCCAAACACTAGAATCCCAATCTCGTATTGTAAATTCATCAAATCTATTTTTTAGCTCAGCATGACCTAAATCATTAATTAGTTTAGCTTCTGCCGGTAAAGATGGAAGCAAACCCGATTCTGAGTGCTCTGTAACACCTTTTGTATATATTGAACCTGACATATTTTCTCCTTAATTAAGATACAGATGTGCAGATATATAAATTGCCATCTGATGCTGCAAATCCCATTTGACCTTCTACAACCCAGTCAGTTGAAACAGTTCCATTTGTAAAATTATCAGTAGTTCCAAACTTCATAGTATGGATCCTTTGATACCCAAGGCTATCAACAGTTCCTCCATCATCATTATAAGTAACCCATTGTCCTTTAAAATTAGCAAGAGCTGTTGTTGCAGAGGATGGATGTATATATTTTATATGAGACTTAGTACTCGCTCCAGTATGAATCTCTAAACCAGCCTGATCACTACCAGCAGTACTAGCAAATCCACTTCCATCCGAATTAAGAACAATAGTATTACCTGTAGTATACTGATATTCACTACCATAAATAATAGCCTCATCAACACTCAATGTACCAGCTATAGCTACATTATTAAAAGATACATTAGAATCTGTAGTAACATAGTTGCTTAAATCTACAGCTTCACCAGTAGGTTGATCTATAAATTCAAATGTTTGTGTGCTAACATTAAATGTTAAAACTTGCTCATCTGCAGTAGGTGCAGCTTTTTCAAAAGTATTTGAAGTATTATTGTACCATAACAGTCCATGAGCAGGTTGGTCATTATTCGTTGTATGTAGATCATTTCTACCAGTACCACCTTGTGATATAGGTATAGTAGCAGTTATACTTCCAGCATATCCTGTAGTATGTTGTGATATTGAGCCGTTATTTTCGGCATTTGTTTCAGTTACGACCTTTTTCCATGTTGACATTCTTAGTTCTCCTTAATATTATTAGGTTACATTTACCAATTCTTGAACAGCAGTATCTATCGCGCTCACTATAGCGTTTTTTTCAGTAGTTTTTGTTGTTCTTGTGTTTGTACTTCTTGATACATCACCTATTTGTAATGCATTTGCAATTAGTACTTCGTAAAGGTTATTTACCTTTACCGCCATAGCAGGAGGCATTTTATATAAATACTCTCCCCATACAATATGAGGAACTGGCATGTATCCTCCGTAAAACTTTAATTTACCAGCAGCAGCTACTGTTAGTAGAGATGATGGTGTATATTTTAAACCATTTGTCGCTTTATTTGCAACCCATGTGCTTTTCGCGCCTTGAGACCAATTTCCAGCGGTCTTTTTTTGATTAAATCCTAAAGTGCCTGGAGACACTGTATAATTATAAGGAGCAGAACCAGTACCTGTGTAAGTTATAGTATAACTTGAGCCGTCAGATGCTTTGGCTGAATCGTTCATCAAGTTTTTAAAAGCAACATCTAATATACTTTTAAAATCTTTACTGCTACCAATAGCTTTACCATTAACTGGAAGTAAATCAGAAGCTCTAGTGGCAATGCTAGCGCCACTCATAATAGCATCATATTTTGTATGTGCAACTTTTAATAAATTTTTCATTTCTAACCTTTTATTTTTAATTCCCCGTTAACAAAAGCAATAGAGCCATCATCTAAGCCTTCTGGTTCTTCATTTGTTTCTAAAATATTTAGCGCGCCTGTATTATATATCTTAACTTTATTATCAAAATTAAATAAAACAGCATCAGATGGAGGTTCTATATTAGCATCAAATTGAAATGAATTAAAATACAGAGTTGTCCCATCAGTGCTAATTCCATGCTGATACTCGTCTCCAAAAAATAAAGCACCACCTGTTGGGATTGATTGATTAAACTCTGGTAAATCAAATTCATTTGTAGTAGTTGTTTGAGTTTGAGGCAATGTATTCTCAACACCCCAAGATATTTCATCTGGTATTTTATTTGTCCAAGATGTATTAACAGTAACATCTGACTCTATAACACTTGAGCCTGGTATACCAGGAGCAGTAGAAGTAGCGTTAGAACCTTCGGAAGATCCCCAATTTGTTGTTACGCCGTTTTTATGTCCCCAATTAGTACTCACGATCTCATTACCCAGTTACTTTTAACTATTCTTGCTCCACCTGCTCTAGTTGCTCCAAACCTAGAAACCTGATCTCTAAATTTCATCATAAAATATTCTCTCATTTTTGGATCATCAGCTAGCTCTGACTTAACATAATCAACCAAAGCATTTTCTAAAGATTCAGGTATAGGTAAGGTTTTTGACTCATCTGTTATAGTAGAGAAGTCAGGAACCCTAGTTACCTCTAGCTGCAGACCATCGTAAACTACAGGGTCTGTACCAGTTATTGCAACCTTTATTTCTTTAGTAGGTTTTACTAAATAACCATCATCATTCATTTCGTATAGATAGATATATTTGCCTTCTACATACCAATAATATTTTCTTTCATTAATAGTATAGGCCATTATTTTTCCTCTATATGATTAGTTTCATATATTCTAGAGATTGGATAGTATTTATCATCATCTAAGTTTAAAACTTTTAATTCGTTAATTCTAATAAAAGAAGGATCTATAGCATACTGATGAACACCTACTTCAATACCTGTAGTCATTTTATCAACATTATCTTTAGTTGTTTGTTGTATTTCAGCAATACCGTCTTTAGCTAAAGCCTTTACTAAATTAAATCTTGTTTCTCCAACTCTTTCCATTAATTCTTGCATTGTCATAATTCTTAATTCCTTGTCTGAGCTTGTTGTGGTACGCCTAGTATTTCTGCAAACTCATTTTTAAGAGTAATATAAAGCTGTGTATTTATCTCAACTTCTTTAGAGACTTTATTTAATAAAGCTGAATACTTTGCACTAGTAGTTTGAGTTTCAGTGGAAAGCTCACTTAATTTAGTAGAAATATAATTTAACCTAGCTGTATTCATTTCACTATCTTCTTCTGTGCTAATCCAGGTATTGGCATCTGTAAAATCAGAAGCTAAATCTGCAGATAGACTGCTAAATGCATCACTAGGAAGACTTGCTATTGCTGTTTTTATATTGTGCAAACAAACCCTACTAGCAGCATGAACCACTACAGCTCTGTCATACTTTTTAGGGAAATTTCCTACAAACTCTCTTTCTGAATTTGTAGCAGCTAACCTAAACTTTCCTCTCCCATAATCAAAATATTGCTTTGTCCATGTATGACTAGGGTCTATTTCATCATCGCCCGGCTCTTCTTGCTCAGTCCCGCTAAAAGACGGTATTGAGACTATATGGGCAAGAGCTTTTGTAATTCTTACTCTATATCCTTGGCCTGAATAATTTCTATTCCAAAAATAAATATTACCTTTTTCTGAATAAGGAGTTGAGGTATCTTTAAACCACGACCACCATCTATAGTTTATACCTCCAGCAGTATCTTCTTTTAAAAAATTAGTTCTAACAGCATCAACGGCTGATACAAAAGCATCGTAATTAGCAAAACTACCATCTGCTATTATATCTGCTTGCATAAAAAATTCATTAAAATAAACAGGGATAGTAACAGTATTATCACCAACAGCTATTATATTCCAAGGACCGCCTAAAAGAGCTGATGGATTGCCGTAAAAAGTTTTTGTTAATTTTCTATTTTCATTTCTTGCATCATTCTGGACTATAGTAATCTGATCTCCAGTAGAAAAATTATGAGCTACTTTTGCAGAATTAGCAATACCTGCTTGAATAACATCTGGAATATTATCATAAGTTCCATCTCCAACGGTCCAGGCACCAGTATCATTAGTATTGTCATTGTGAAGCTTTGTAGCTAAATAAGTATCTGGTAAAGCCCCAAAGGTTAAATCTGTATAATGGTTTCCCGATGCATCGGTAGTAATTGATTGGCTGAAAAATATATGAGTATCGTCATTTTCCACAGCAGCAGTAGTAGTACTAACTCTAGGAAGAACTCTTATCTTTCCACCTTCTTTGTAAAAAGCAGGATATTCAACGGTTGCATATTCTAAACTATTGGAATCAGCAGCCCTATTTTTTAAAGATGGAGCTATTTCTCTGCAAGTTTTGTAAGACCCAGAATTATCTGCTCTTTCAACATATCTTACAATACCTGTTCCATCATCTACTCCAGAATCATCTAAGAATACAGCAGTAGTTGTAAATAAATCTAAATCTACAGGATTGGTTTTTTGAAGAGTTTGTATTACAGCTAAACCAGCATCTTCTATCCACTGTAAAAGACTAAGTCCACCTGGTACAGACGTTATAGATGCTATTTCTGTTTCGTAGTTCATTTATGAATAAACTATTGTTACCGAGCAAGTTGCGCTACCAGTCAAAGTAACATCTGCATAAATAGCTGATGTGAACTCTACTCCAGCTGATGGAGAAAACATCCATGATTGAGCTGCAGCAGTAGCTACGAAAGAAAGAAGTGCAGTACCTGAGTTATCTGCGCTATTTTTAATTTCTATTTTATCCCCGGCAGTAGCCCCGTTAACTGAGACCATTACAGAATGAACAGTTCCAGCAGTAGCTTTCACCTGACCATCTGCTGTAAGAACTTTCGCAGAAACACCGCCTACAATTTGGTTTAAAGCTTCTTGAGATGTGTATTTAGTTATATTTGATGCCATTTAATTCTCCGCTAATATAAGGCTCGCCCCGAGAGGAGGACGCTGTGAACTCAAGAAATGCACAAGAGAAAGAGCGAGCCCTAATAATTAATTAATTGTAACCTTATAGGGATAGAAATCCCAATAGTCCTCAGGTAATGTGATTGTCGCTATTATCATGCTTCGTAATATGTTTTATTCGGAACAACCAATGCATGTGCTGTAAATGCACCAAGGTCAACTGCGCCTCCAGTACTATTACTTAAAGTAAGAGTAACTGTATCTGCCGCCGTAACTGAAGCACTTACTGATAGATCTTCTGGATCTATACTGATGCTCCCTAAGACAAAGTCTCCTAAAGCCGCACCTGCTACAGTTATAGAAACATCTATAACATCATCATTAGCAAGTGATGCAGGATCAGATACAGCTACAGATCCTTGCAACAATTTTCCTTCCGGGTGTTTGGCAAACCAATAATTTTTAGCCATAATTTATCCTTTCTAAGTTAAAAGAGCCCTCCGAAGAGGGCTCAAATTAATTGTTATGTTATAACCAAACTGCGTGAGTTTCAGGAGCAGAGAACTCAAATCCAAGATCAGCTTGAATTAAATCTACTCTATAATCTTCACCGGAGTTTTTAACAGTTTTAACACCAGGATAAACAGTCACATCACGATTAACACCGTTACCAATTAATGGTCTAATTGCACATGCGCTCATATTAGCACAGATCATTTTCACATTTGTTTGATCTAAGTGAATGTCTCTAACAAGTTTAATAGTTGTGCCATCAACATCGAATGAACGATATTTAACACCAGCCATTTTTCCTGTTCCTGAAAACTGAATATTATAATTAGGGCTAATTTCAGCATTATTCTTCATGAATCCACCTAATTTAGCATGCCAGTTCCAAACCTCAGTATTACAATAGTATACTGAAGATTGTTTGCCACCTACCATAAATCTAGGATCATGTAAAGCTGATAATTGCTCTAAGTAATCATCTACAGTGTGAGCAGAGCTCCATGAGAATGAGTTACCATTATTAAGAATAAAGTTTACAATACCTTCAGTATATGTAATACCGTCATCATCAGTTTCTTGTTGCCCAAAATAACCTGCTTGACCAATTTCCCATGTCATTTCAGTCATTTTATCTTTCCACTCATTAGCCCATGGATTTTCACCAAATTTAAGTTTAGTTGCCATCGCACGACCAGACATCATTGCTGTCTTTTTAAAGATTTGAGTTTGACCATAATCGGTTGAAAATGGTTGTTGCTTCCAAGTAGACCCATAACCACTTAATTCATGATAAGCAGTACCTGAGATATACATTCTCATTGGCTCTAATTTAGCAGCTAATGAAGTTGTAGAAGTTGCACCTGGATTTACATCAGGAATAACAGGAGAAGCGTGAGCTCCACCCATAGAGCAAGGAACTAAATCAGTAGTAGCTTTAACTAGTTTACATCTTAAAACAACACCCTCTGCAACGTCAGCTCCACTATGAACTGCTTTCCATTTAGCAACTGATGTAATTCGAGCTAATGCATAATCTGTAGGTTTATTTGCATCTCCAACAGCATTTTTAACAGGTATTCTAACTACTTGGTTAGGTAAAAACCATGTAGGGGTAGTCATAGGACCAGCACAAGCTGCATTTCCAGAAGTGTTACCAATTTTATTTGTAATATTTCCATGAACTTTATAATCACCACCTACTAAAATACTAAAACCTGCATTTACAGCACTTGGTAAAGCATCATCGTCATGCGCAGCTGCAGCTAAATTTGTATCATCTTGAACAGCGGCTAAAGCAGCTGAGTTCCATGTAGCTCCACCTGCAGCAATATCAAGTTTTTCAGCTACAGCAGCATGTGAGTCTGTATTATTAACACCTAAAACATAACCATATCTTTTGAATGTTGCTAAATCTCTTTTAATAGCATATTCAAATTTAAAGTCATCAGTTGGCTTCTTTTTGAATTTTGTTAATAAGTGAATAAAAGGATCTCTCTGAAAAGAAAGATTTGTGTAAGTATTACCAAAGTTATAGGCACGTCCAAGATCCCCTAAATCTGGAGAACTGTTTGTCCCTGTTCTTTGGTTCGTATTTGTAACATTAAAATTATCCCCTGCCCATGGGTTATTTTGAACAGGATTCTCAATTGTATGTGGATTACCTGGAGATATTTGCGAACCTTCAACTTGGTTTCCACCACCAGGAGTTATCCCTGAATAGTCATTATTAGCCATTTATAGCCTCACTTTCATTTAGTGTTCTGAGGCTAGGATAAGAAAATTTTTACTTTAGCCTAGAACGGGTTATCGTCGTCTGCGAACGGATTACCAAACATTGTCTGGAAATTCTGTTCTTCGCTAGTCATACCTTGACCAGCATTATTAGCGCCACCTATACTGGTGGGAATGTTTCTAACGGCTTGCATTTGATTCATCATTTCTTGTTGAGTAGACT